AAGTCAAATAAACTTTTTGCACCTGGTTTAAATTTGTATTCAATTTCTTTTACATTCTTTACGCACCAACGACCATAATCAGTTTCTAAGAAGCTTGTAAGATAGGTGTCTGCAAATACATTTGGATCTTCATCGCCTATAGGGACCCGTGCTAATACTATCCAATCAAAGCATTCACTGTCAATAAGTTTATACATAGGAGTGATGCCTTCAGTAAGTTTAATTTCAGTTGGCATATCTAGTTAGGCTCAATACTGCATGAAATTCTGGACTTAGATGTTCTGGTTGGGTAACGCTTTCTACCACCCAAGGATGTAATCCTAGTTGACAGGTTATGTTTATATTATATCTAAAACTTTCTGGAGTAAAATACCAAGCATGGATGTCAGCAAATTTCCTTTGCTTTTCATCTCTAGCCCTATCAATCTTATGTCTCAATTGTGTGGCATAGGTTAGGTCAATAGGAATATGTCTTGGATTGGCACCGTGCACTCCATGCCAATGTTCGTAAATATTATTATGTGCAGAATAAACTATATGCTTTAGATAGCTGGCAAAGGTATGTGTATTTCTTTCTTCCAAAAAAGCATCTATCATTTCAGTATATTCACTTTCAGTTTGAAAATGATCATAGCAATATCTTTTATCTGGAACAGTCACAAAAAATTTAGTATGTAAAGCTGCCGCCAAACTAGCCATCTCATTTAAATGATTTATAATATCTGGATAATGTTCAATATTGTGAGCACTATATAAACAGTCAAACTTTAGATTAGTATGAAAGCTAGGTCTCTTGGCAGGATCTACCAATATATCAATATGTTCTGGGATTTCAGTAGTAACTGTTTCAGTAGCATATCTTGTTATTTCTTCTCTAATTTGGTCACTGGTAAAACAATCCATATATTGAAGATTAACAAAATCTTTTTTAAGTAGAGTTGGACGATTATATGGTCCTATTTCTAATATTCTTGAATTTCTTGGAATAAATTTAATAAATTCATCTTTACTAATGACATTAGGAAGTGTAACTGGATTCATTACCAATACCCCAAAGCTCTACCGAATCCAAATAGATGGACACAGGCAAAATAACAAGTTAACAGAAATGGCCAAGCCAGCTGTCTACGCCAATAAGCTAGTATACTAAAAACTGCGCCGATAAAACTAATTGGGTAAATGTATTTCATTGGAGGATTATAAGCCATCCAAGCAATGGCAAATGTAGAGCTTATTACGCATAGACTGGCCATCATTTCTAAGTAGAAGGCTTTACGATCTGTTGTATAACTTTGATGCCAAAAGGCCTTAACTTTTTTTAACATAATCTTATATACCTGTATTATCTAAGGTGTCATTGTACTTCAGTTTTAGTAACATAGTCATTTCTTCAGTCATTTCTAATCTACGACGATATAAAATATAACTGTCGTCATCAGTCTCACGCCAAGTTGCTCCTTCCTTATCCGCATAAGTATTACGGACCCAATCGATAATTTCCTTTTTAAGTGCCACTAGGTACCAACCATCTGGTACGCGAAATAGAATATTTACATTGGGCTCTTTGGCAAATAAAGGGACATCCAACTTAAAACTTGTTAATCTAGCCATGATATCCTATATTGTTCAAAGCCATTTTAGTGTAAACCAAGTTGCCCATTTTTCCTCATAGAAAAAGAATACAGCATCTCTTGGCTCAGAATAATTACTATCAAAATCATATAAAGAAGGTATAAACCTAAAATCAAAATCACGCCCTTGTTCTAAGCCCTGTTTTTTAAGTTCCTTCACCATGTCTATGAGTTGACCTGTTATCTCATTAGGTACAGTGACTTGAATACTCATACACTATATATTAGATTTTTTTTGCTAGACCTTTAAATATGATTAAAATGTAGCTTATTTAATTTATATCTTGTCCCCATAAGCGCACTGCTAAAATGCTATCAGAACAGCCTTGTTCATATCCATCCCAATAAGGCTCATACCTACTACCATCTTTACTATAACGCCAACTGTTTATGTCTTTTTCTATGTCCGCAAGCATCAACCTAACAAAGCGTTCCAGTGCTGGACGATCCAAGTGAGCAAGATAAAGACGTCCACCTGCAAGGTTTATTATCTCATCTAATTTGTTATTAAATGTAGTACCATCATTCATAATGATCAAATTTTAATAATTATCATTAAACCATCTTAATTTAAACCAATTAGCATCGCTTTCATTTTTGAAAGTAAATACACCTTCGCCTACGTAATAAAAGGTATGTGGTTGAAAGTTTTGGTCACACCAGGCTAAGCAGTAACACCAGCCAACTTTACTTTGAACGGGCTGTTGTACACTAACAACTTCCCAACCTTGCCAATCCTTACTCATCTTTTATTTTAAGAAAACCTTAATGCAAACCAATTTCGATTAGATTCTGACTTGAAGTAGATATATGGATGCAGTATTTTAGCACCAAACTCTTTTTCAAGCCAAGTTGGGAATCCTAATTTGCCACCCATCCAAATATTTGTATAATAAAAGTTTATAGCATAATCAAGATAAGGTATTACATCCAGTTTATACATCGCCACTCCAACGTAGAATAAACATGTCACGTTGAGTAGGCCTTTTAAAGCTCCACAGTGAATGTGTCATTTGCTTACCGCAGTTATTCTCAGTGCACCATGCATTAATTTCTTCTATTTTCTTTGGAGTCAGACTATCACCTTCAATCACCACACCAGGTAGTTTGAATAGACCAACTTCTACGCAACTTATTTTCATTTTAGGTATGTATAATACATAGAAATCTACCCTTATTTTACTTCCTTCACATGTTTACAGGTTTTTCTAAATTCATAGCCTGGACAGGTACAAGACCATTTTCCGTTTATTTTATACAGTTCATAGATATTACCTTTACTACCTTCTATTATACGGCGTTCTGCTGCGCCAACAAATTCATCTAAAATAAACAATTCATGTGGTTGGCTCTTTATAATTAAATTCCTATCAATAACACGGATTTTAAAATCTTCTAGGCCTGTAGTAAGGCACAGATATTGCTTGCTATCAACGTGCTTAAGGGTAACCTCCTCACCTTCATATTCATAGAACTCAGGCATTGGATAGGGAAAACGATCTTTAAATGGGTATTGTAGATTACGAACGGTAACTTTCATTTTGCTCTATTGCCATTTTGGACGACATTGTTGAGGAATCCCATGATAGCAATTCTGTGCTATGTCTATACAAGCATCACACTTAGCTTGACGTTGCAGTGCCATATAGGGAGGGTTAGGAATTGTGTAAATCCTCTCGCCCCTACATAATTGAACATCATACTCTCTTGTACCAGGACATAAAGGAGGTTTGATATCAATACTTGAGCAGCTTGTTAGAGTTATCAGTAAAACTACAGCAAACTTATGCATGATATTTTCCTAATTAACAATCATAAGTTTATGCGATGTAGCTCATCTTGTCAAGAGCCTGCATTGTAGTTTAAAAACAACTCGCAAAAGTCGCTAAAATGAACAATGGTCTTTTTATCTACATCCAAATTAGTTTTTAAATGATCTACAATTTTTTTATCACTTTCGATATAAACATCAATATCGTGTTCGTTGATCATTCTTAACTTGTATTGTTCATTATTTTCTTTTTCTTGATCTCTTTGGTGTAAAATCATTTTAGGCTGATTAGAAAAATATTTTAATAACCAACTTTTTGTTATGTGCTCAAATTGTGCAGGTCTTCCTGTTAATAATATCCATTCACCCACTGGTTTGAATACAGGTTGCATATACATAGTCAAATTTAAATATGCATTATGATCACCAAGATCTGGAATATGGTCACAGTCTGGAATTAATACCCCATCCAAATCAAATGCTGTTATATTACTGTGTTTATTCATCTCTAAATCTTACTCCATAGTCTTTGCTTATTTTTTTACTGCCCCAAAAAGGTTCTTCGGCAAAATAAGGAAGCCTTGTACCTTGTATTACTTCGTTTCTTATGTTTTCAGGAGTATTCCAATCTGTATACAATACTGCCCAAACAAATTTAGTTTGTGGATAGTTACGTGCCATATATTCTTTGCACCTTAGATAACTATTACCAGTCACAGTGTTGTCATCCACAAAGGCCACACGTTCTGGATTACTATCTGTCATCAGTAATTTATCTTTACCTGGATAATATATGCCAATATTACGAATGGATAATAGTTGACTTACCCAAGTAGCATATATTAATCCAGTACGTGCTACACCTACAATATTTGTGGGACTGAAGTGTCCAATAGCCTTTACTATTCTATCAAAATATTCCTCACCCTCGGCGTTGGTCATACACCTCGGTTGTTCAGGAAAGTCTTTATATTTGTTCATGCCTTGAATAATACTATATATTAAAGTTAATGTCAACACCAAGGAGGTGTAGAATGCGAATTTTAATAACCGGACATCTTGGCTTTATAGGTCGTAATATGTGTGCTTTTTTAAAGCAACAGGAAAATTTACAAATAGATGGTTATGATTGGGATCCTAAGCACTGGCCTGATGTAAAAAAGTACGACTGGGTGATACATCTAGGTGCATTGGCTGATATGACTGAGACGGATGTTGAAACAATTATGATACAGAATTATGACTTTAGTGTCTATCTGTTTAGTGAATGTAATAGGTACGGAGTTAACATGCAATATGCAAGTTCTAGTTCTGTATATGGTAATACAAATAATTTTGAAGAATATGCACCATGTAAGCCACAGACACCATATGCTTGGTCAAAATATCTAGTAGACAGATGGTTTTTTGGCCAGAAACATAAAATCTATGTTCAAGGATTTAGATATTTTAATGTCTATGGTAAATGGATGCATTTACGTGGGCGCAGAGCTAATGCTATCTATAAATGGCGTGAACAAGCTAGGAAAGAAGGATTTATTGAAGTTTGGAGTAATGCAGAGCATATATATAGAGATTGGACGTGGGTAGGTGATGTCTGTCAAATCCATTTAGATTTTATGTCAAACGTGAAAGGTAGTGGAATTTGGAATGTTGGAGCAGGATTACCACATAGTTTTTTAGATATTGCACAAGTTATAGCAGAACAGGAAAAAGTTCCATTAAAAATAATTCCGATGCCTATTGAGGAATTACCAAGATTTAGACAAAAAACTTGTGCAGATCTAAAACATCTTAAACAAACTATTGGCAAGCGTAGTTGGTTGAATGTATATGAATGGTTGGATTACGATAAATAATAGTATGAAAATATACGAGATTTTAGGTGAAAATTGGCAAAAGGTCAATAAAAATGACAATACTGATGGTATGAGTAGTAAGGCCGTAAAGGCATATCGTAGAGAAAATCCAGGAAGTAAGCTAAAAACAGCAGTGACTACCAAACCAAGTAAGCTAAAGAAAGGTAGTAAGAGTGCTAAACGTCGCAGCAGTTTCTGTGCAAGGATGAGCGGAATGAAAAAAGCTCATGCAAGTGCCAAGACTAAGAGGAATCCAGACAGTCCAATTAATAAGGCATTACGCCGTTGGAACTGCGAATGAAGGTAGCAGAAATTATAATGGAAGAAGGTAAGGCAAGTCAAAACTTATGTAAAAGTTCTAAGTCTAATAAGGATTTAGGAGCTAGTCAGTTAAGTAGTTGTATTAGTCAAGGGTTTCGTGCAAGGACGACTCAAAAAAAATTTACCATAAACAAGAAGCGTAAAAGTATAGCAGGGAAAAAAGTCAAGGGCGGCAATTACGGTGGCCCTTTACCAGTGTGGAAAGGCAACAGCTAATGCGTCTTAAGGAATTTGATATATCAGTACCCATAGGAAGTCGTGGACCAGATTGGGTAGACTTACAAAAAGCTTTTGTTAGTTTAGGTTATGACTTAAAAAAATTTGGTATTGATGGAACAGCCAATCCAGAACTCAGAAAAGTCATTTCTCAATTTGAACGTGATCATAAGTTAACTATCAATGGTAGTCCAGACGCAGAGATGGTCAACTTAATTAATAAGATCATGCGTGATAAAAATATAAATTTCCCAAAAAGTACGGAAGCCGATATTAAGCCCAAAGTTCAAACTCCTACTAAATTCAATCCAAAGGCTTTGAAATCCAATCCAACAGATTTAGGATCAGTTGATCAAGCTATAAAATTCTTTACAAGCAAAGGCTATACTCCAGCGCAAACCGCTGGTATTATAGGAAATCTCAAAGCAGAAAGTGGCCCCAATCTAAATCATAGAGTAGGAGGCGATGGCGGCAGAGCTTATGGGATAGCACAATGGCACCCCCCAAGACAGGCAACATTCAAGCGTGTATTCGGTAAAGATATTAGAAATAGCAGTTTTCAAGAACAATTAGAATTTATAGATTGGGAATTAAAAAATACTGAACTTAGAGCAGGACAGATGCTAAGTAAAGCTAGAACACCAAAACAGGCTGCAATTATATTTGACAAATATTATGAACGTAGTGCAGGATTACATACCAAGCAAAGAGTAGCCTATGCGCAGGAAATAGAACCAAAGTTTACATAATGAATTTTACAGGTAAATTGCTAATAGCACCACCCAAAATTAAATCAGGATTTTGGTATAAGAGTGTAATTTTTATAACAGAAGATCATGAAAATGGAAGTATGGGACTCTTACTTAATAAAAGGAGTAGTATCTCTGTATCTGATTTCACAGATCAAGTAGGTGAGAGATTAAATATACCAGGTTCAATTTACATAGGTGGACCGGTCAATATTAAGGCATTAACCATGTTACATAGTAATGATTGGGAATGCAATAATACCATGAAGATTAATAATATTTTAAGGCTTAGTAGTAGTGATGACCTTTTACCAAGATTGAGTGAAGGTGATGCCCCTAAATATTTCAGATTATTCTTAGGATTATGTGGATGGAACCCATGTCAATTGCAAGAAGAATTCGATGGAGCGCCACCAAGAGATCGTAATAGTAGTTGGTTAATAGCCAATGCCAATATTGATTTAGTTTTTCACCATGATTTAAAGGATCAATGGTTACAGTGTTTAGAAAAAAGTAGTAATGATTTTGTTCAATCAATTTTTGATTAAACTTAGGAATGATGGACACCCTAGTTCTTAATGCAGATGGTAATCCTTTAAGTTATCTACCTCTTAGCACTATAAACTGGCAAGAGGCCATTAGATATATAGTATTGGATAAAGTTAGTGTAATTCAATGGCATGAGAATTGGATTGTGCGTAGTGTAAATTGGGAAACCTTTGTACCCAGTATTCTAATGCTAAAGGAATATACTAAGCCAAAACACTATGTAAGATTTAGTAAAAGTAATGTCTTCTTACGAGATAATTATACTTGTCAATATTGTAACAAGCATCTTCAAAAGAAAGATTGCACGTTAGATCATGTAAAGCCAGTTAGCCAGGGTGGTCGAACCGTATTTGAGAACACTGTTACTGCATGCGTTCTTTGTAACGCTACCAAGGGTAGTTATGATAGGATGACACCAAAGATAAAACCGTATAAACCTGCTTACTTTGAATTGGTAAATAAGCGTAAAGTACTCCCATTCAATGTAAGGCAAAATTCTTGGCTGATATACATCAACTCTTAAGAATACAATGGAATTTAACCGATCATTGTAATTTTGATTGCGACTATTGTCCTAGCATATTAAAGTCAGGACATACTCTACTGCCTGATCCACAACTGTTCGCTAGGGGATTTGATCAAGTATATAACCATTTTGATAATTTTGAATTAAGTTTAATAGGTGGAGAACCTACATCATATGAAGGTTTGGATCTGTGTTTAACAAAGATTGGAAAAAAAGATTTTAATAAAAAGATTTGGCTTGAAACCAATGCCAGTAGAGAAAAGTCTTGGTGGGATAAATTTGGATTTGTTTTTGATAATGTCGTTATAAGTTATCATATTCATTTTTTACCTGTAGAACATTTACTTTATGTTTTAGAAACTCTACAAAACAATAAAGTAAATTTTGTTATAAAATTACCAATTACTCCTGAGAATTGGGATGATGTAATCAAAAATAAACATAGCTTAGAAGCTAAAGGTTTCCATCCTAAAATACAATTACTGTATCAAAATTTTACCAAGGGTAATAATAATTATTTGTCTTATAGCGAAGAACAAATAAAATTTTTTTATAAAGATAAAAACATTAGCGATGATCAAATACCAGAACAAATTGAATACAAAAAAATACATAGGTTAAATGTATATCGTGGTAATATGTGCTGGGCTGGAGTAGATCAGTTTGTAATAGATAAGTATGGTCATATATATAGGGGTTGGTGTGAACAGGGAGGATCTCTAGGTAATATATTTTATGACGAAATAACGTGGCCTAAGGATCCAATACTGTGTCAAAAATCTCTGTGTGCAAATGGCTTTGATTTATTAGCTCGTAAGAGTGTAAATAGTTGGGGAAGATTATGAAATGAAAAAAAACTATTTTATTACCTTGAAAGTTAATGAATTAGAGTAGATTTATGAGTAAGTTAGTAATTTTTGGTGACAGTTTTGCCACTAAAGGCCGATTTTTAGACAAAGATAAAATTGCAGTAGATTATCCAGTTTGGTACGAGTTAATGTCTAATAAACTTCAACAAAAGGTACTTCCTTTTGGATTACGGGGATCATCAATAGATTATTCTATTGAAATGTTATATAAATATATAAATTCTAATCTGTACAGCCAATCTGATACTATAATTTTTGTCAGCACTAGTATCTATAGAAATCCTATAATATACAGAGAAGTACCTCTAGAAATAGCATACCAATGGATTGAATTTTTAGAAGGCAGTATTTTTCAAAATAAGGAGAATAAAAGACTCCATCACTATGAAAAATATAGAGAATTTTATAAAACTCTTTTTAGATTTTTTAATTCTGATACCGCTCATCAAAAAAAAGTACATGTTGCTCTCTTATTAAAATCATTACCAAATAGAACAATAATTTTATCGGCGTTTCAAGATGTTGATACAGCTCTTAAAACAGATCGTAGACACCTCTTAAATGATAACCCTAAATCCTTAGTAATAAATGCGTCTTTAAACGATATATCAACTGAAGAATATGAAAAAGGTGTTAATTTTCAAACATTTTATAGATTTTTTAATAGAGATCCTCGCCACGCACACTTATCAAAATCAAATAACATAGTCCTTGCGGATCAGTTATGTCAATGCTTACAGAATACCTCCGATAAGTATTTTGATAGAACTAAGTTTAAGAAGAACTTTATTAAGTTAGAGCTTAACGATAAGACAAAGAAAGTATTTGACGATGAACTATTGTCAATCTGGAAAAGTCAATTTAATATGTAAGAGTGTAAATAGTTGGGGAAAATTATGAAAAAATATTTTTGGATGTGTTTTGGATTTATTAGCTTAGGCATGGCATATATAGGAGTCATTACTCCAGGATTACCTTATAGTCCATTTGTAGTTTTCGCGGCCTATTGTTTTGCTAAATCCAGCCCACGCTTACATGCTTGGATAATGAATCATCGAATATTTGGTAAATTTCTAGCCAATTGGAACACAAAACGTGTATTTCCTCTAAAGCTGAAATTTTTTATGTTGGGCAGTATGACTTTAAGCCTTATACTTATGTATACAGGCGAAGTTCCTATGCGTGGCATTATATATACTGCCATTTTTATGTTTTGTGTTGCAATTTGGGCTTGGCGGTATCCAAGCACTGTAGAAGAACACGATCGTCGTATATTAGAGGGACGGAAAATTGGTTGGTTCAATAACAATTTCTAATAAATATGTTATGAAAAAACTACTTTTAATAGTATTCTTGTTACCATTAGTGACGTTGGCACAAAAAATGCCTAATGGAGTAATGTATGATACTACAATTTTACGTGTTACTGATGGCGACACTGTTATTATAAGTGCTAGGTTCTTACCAGCACCCCTAAAACCAGAACTCGCTGTACGGATATATGGAGTAGATACTCCAGAGAAGGGACATAGAGCACAATGCGACAGTGAAGATCAACGTGGACAGGCTGCCACTACATTTACAAAAAATGCAGTGACAAACACTCAAAAACCTAAAGTAATAATATATGGTTGGGATAAGTTTGGTGGCCGTGTACTAGGGGACTTGATTCTTAATGGTGTAAGTCTCCGTGCGGAATTAATAAAGAATGGCTATGCTCGTGAATATTATGGTGAGGCTAAACAGAGTTGGTGCTAAATGGAAGAACTACATAAAGCAGCCAAAGTAGCATTTAGTACTACATTTGCTTTTTATTTGAAAGCACATAATTTTCATTGGAACGTAGAAGGGTCAGATTTTTTAGAATATCACGATCTATTTGGTAAAATATATGAAGAAGTATATGGTGCAATAGATGATTTTGCAGAAAAAATACGTGCCTTAGGAACCTATGTACCTGGAAGTTTTAGTAGATTTAGTATGCTTGCAATATTAGAGGATGAAACTGATATATTACCTAAAGACCAAATGGTTGCCATGCTGTTAGAAGATAATGAAAAACTAATCAAGTTATTGAAATTAGTTTTTCAAATAAGTGAAAGCCATAATGAATATGGCTTTAGTGATTTTATTGCTTCTAGAATTGATGCTCATAGCAAACATCGTTGGATGCTACGATCAAGCCTTATATCCGATTAAAAACATCCTTTAAAGCTATAATTAATTTTTCCATCATACCATCATTGTGGAACGGAGTGGGGGCAAAACGTAATCTTTCTGTGCCTTCTGCTACCGTAGGGTAATTTATAGGTTGCACATAAATGTTATGATCTTCAAGTAGAGCATCACTCATAGCTTTACAACGGACAGCATGTCCTACTAGCACAGGTACAATATGGGTACTAGTGTTCATCATTGGAAGGTTATTTTGTTTTAGTAATGTCTTTAGCCTATTTGCACGCTCTTGATGCTTTTCTCTAAGTTCATTATGTTCTTTCAGGTACTTAACTGCACTCAACGCCCCTGCACAGGTAACTGGACTCATTGAAGTAGTAAAAATAAAACCATGACTTACACTACGTATTGCATCAATTACTTCACTATCTGCAGCGATATATCCGCCCTGGACTCCATAAGCTTTACCTAAAGTACCATTTACTATGTCTACACGATGTTGAAGTTTAAGTTCTTCCAATTTACCTGCACCACGCTCGCCATATAAGCCCACAGCGTGTACTTCATCAATATAGGTAACAGCCTCATATTTGTCAGCAAGGTCACATATTTCCTCCATAACACTACAAACCCCATCCATACTATATACGCTTTCAAATACTACACAAGGAGTTTCTCCAGCGTCTCTAATGGTTTTTAATATGCCCTCAAGATTTTCCATGTCATTGTGTTTGAATATAGTTTTTGGAGCTCTACTATGACTTATACCTATAATAAGACTATTATGATTTTTGCTATCACTAACAAAGTGTATATTAGGTATAATTTTACTCAATGCGATAAGACTCCATTCATTAGCCACATAGGCACTTGTGAATAGTAATGCACGATCCTTACGATGTAAAAAGGCTAGTTCTGTTTCCAAAGCAACGTGATATGTACTGGTCCCGCCTATGTTTCTAGTACCACCTGATCCTGAACCAGTTTGATCTAGTGCAGTATGCATTGCGTCTATGACAACTTTGTGCTGACCCATTCCGAGGTAATCGTTAGAGCACCAGTTAACGATGTTCTTGATTGCGTATGGACCGTACCAAATTGCGTTGGGGAAACAACCCTTTTCACGGACTATATTATTGAATACACGATATTTGCCTGAATTTTTTAAGTCGCCAATTAAGCGTCTGAAGTGGATTTTATCTATCATGATAGTATTATTTATAGATAAATATTCAAAATGGAGTTAGTATGGACAAAAAACTAAGTTTATATGATGTAGATAGAACTGCTAGATTTCAAACACTACCAACATCAACCACAAGCAGTCAAAGTGCAGTAATAGATGCTGATAAGATAGTTCTAATTACAAATGAAGCGCATTTTATAGCATTTGGCGCTAATCCTGTAGCCACTACTTCAAGTTTTATTTTACCTGCTGGTTTTCCACTACAGGTTGCTTTTACTAAAGGTGATAAAGTCGCAGCAAGAACTTATAATAGTAATGGAAACTTAACTATACTGGCACAATGACTACTTTTACTTTCTTAGACTTATTAGATGGAGGTGAAATGAAACGTCTATATACCCCTTGTAGCTGTGATCATGAACATCATTGTGGTCAGAACTGTAAAAAATGTGGGTGTACTACTTGTAGCTGTCCAAATTGTCTAGCTCGTAAGGCAGGAACCCATCCTGAACAACAGACTAGCAAAAGGTTTCTATGAAATTTCAAGAACTTAAGGACAAGCCTGTAAAAGATAAGGGCATTAAAAATATTGTTGCTAATTTTATGAAATTTGCTAGTAAATATATGGGACTCACGAACTCTCCTAAACTGAAACTAATAAACAATCCCGAACAGGCTAGCCAACTACGTAGTTTTGGTGGATATAGTGATGGTAGGATTCAAATTAATATTGCCAATAGGCATATAATGGATGTATTGCGTACACTGGCTCATGAGATGGTGCATTTTAAACAAGACAGTATGGGAGTTCTTGGTCCTGATAGTGGTACAGATGGTAGCAAACATGAAAATGAAGCCAATGCTAAGGCTGCCGTCATAATGCGTCTCTGGGGCAAGATGAACCCAGACCTATTTAAGCATAGTGTTCTTATAGCTGAATCAACAACTAAAAAAATGATACATGATCTAGCAGATCGCAAAGGCATACCTTGGGATAATGAGCCTAGTTTTTTAAAACTTACCAAACAGCTAACAGGTAAGGAGCATTTGGATGATCTAAATGCTGATCAATTACAAAAAGTATACGATTTTATCAAAAAATCATGAGCTTTTTAGTTGCAAATATACCTCCAATACACTGCTTTATTAAACGCGAGTTTTTGTATGATTTTGAAAAAGGATTGGGAGAATACGAACCTTGTATTTGGATCACAATAAAAAGTATAAGAGGACAAGCATTTAGGATAGAAGCATATTTGCCTAATTATGGAGCCGTATATGATAAATTGCCTTTACATGCATTTGTCAGTAGAAATAAAAATTTGGGTCCACCATTAGGTTTAGATACTCTTGAAATATGGGATAGTTTTAGCTATGATATAACGGTGATACAAAAAAGTTTTTTAAAAAATTTAACCTGTAAGTTTTACGCAAAAGATAGAAACGTTTATAGTGGTTCCTATATGTTTACTGTTGACCAGGCACATGCTGATCCAAATGTGATTGATACTACCTATTCTGAATGGCCAGAGGATCATAAAAGTTTTAATTTTATAGAGTTAGATAATGGACAGTATGCAGCACAACCCAACAATCGTTGTATATTTTTAGATGCTGCTAGTAATCCTAAAGATCTTAAAGTCCCTGACTTTAAAGTTTGTACTAAAATATATAGAGTTGAGACTAATCCAAAGTGGGCATTAGGTGAGTCTAATACTGTGACTTACGAATAATATAGGGGCACAAGGGCCCCTTTTTTTGTGTTATACCTGCTATGCAGTTTTATCTTTTAATGCCCTGATTAACAAACTCTTGCTTATTACAACTCTTAAAAAATATAATATATTTATTTGATTAAGTTAATTTAATTGAGCAAATAGATCATCCATTATCTTAACAACCATTTTTATATCCCTACTGGCATGGAAATGTAAAATTTTAGCTGTATCTATATCTGTTTGATTAAATTCATCTGATACATTACGATCCATATTAACAAATAAAGACCAATTCATAGATTTATCTAATGCCTGTTCTACCTTAAGTCCTTGACTCCAAAGCATATTGTTTAGTATAAGTTGCTCTGTATGGTAACTGCTTTTATTCCAATTCGCAGCTAGATTACGCCCTAATCCCCAAGTATAATCTGTCATCGTACTAGGAAAGTATCTTACTCCTGCGTTGAAGAAATGTTCAACTAAGACCTGGCCATCTATTTCTAAAGACTTTGGGTAAGTATAATTGAACATCATAAACTTATGGTAATGCCAAGGATTAACAGGCTTTATAGCCATGGTATCAGGATCTGTGTATAAAATATTGCAAGACTCACTATGCCACAAGTCGTGTATTAACCAAAAAGTATTTCTAAAAGCTTCATTGATATTATCTACTGTACCACTGTAAAATTTAAATTCAAAGTCAGGTTTCAAAAATTTATTATACGATCGTAAACTCAGTTCATGAGCTTGCATATAATATGCAAATATATCGCCTTCTTCTTTTCTATCTTTAAATAGCCAATTGGTATCATTTACTTTGAATAAAGTTTTTACGAGATAATTTTTCATTTATGAAATTTCACGTCATTGATAAAAAATCACTTGTATAGCTCTTTATACACAAACTCTTTGATATATTTTTCCAGCATAGCTAAATCTGTTATGCTTTTTGTTTTTAGGTAAGATTCTAATTTCGTTTGATAAGGGTAACTTTGAAACATTCCAGCTAGTCTACTGAAGATTTCTAATAGGTATTGTTTTTTCGTCATTATATTTTTTCTCTGTGTAAGTGTGGTATTTATTCTACAGTTCATATTATAATAAACTATTTATATTATTGTCAACCTTACCGCTAAATAAATGGTGAGAGGTATTAATGAAAAAAAGCACAAGAAGTATTTTAGAAGAATTAAACGAAATCAGTTTAATAAGGAATAAAGATCATCTTATAGAAACCAAAGGTGTAAATCTTGTAGGTAGTGCTATTAATCTTCTAAAATTAATAAAAGAAAATTATAATTTAGAAACTGCTATTGAATTAGAGCGTAGATTTATTAATGCAATCCGCAGTGGCGATAGTGATAAATTTAAGCGTGGTATGAATAAAGTACACGAAAGCAGGAAAAATAAATCTTAAACTCCCAAAAAAGCCCTAATAGACAGTAATTTTGTAAAAATCGATAAATAAATTTACTAGACCCGTGGAGTTGACGGGCAAAGGCAAAGAGGAGAAAAATTATGCCAATGATGACAATGGACGTAGGCGGCACGTTAGTATCAGGCCGTCAGACAGGTATAGGTCATGTAGATAACAAATTATATGATCACTTACAAATTCGTGCTTGGAGAATAGAAGTTACAGACGTAGACTTAGATGACCCAGCTTCAGACACACCAGTGAACGGTACTCCAGCAGCATACCGCCACAGCAAACGTGAATTATTAGCACAAGAGTTTGGTACAACAGGAGCTATTATTCAATTCAGTGCTGACACAATGATCTTAATTGGTGACAGCCACGCAATAGATAGTAATGTAATTGCACGTCGTGCAGATCGTTGTATGGGTGGCACAGGTGCGCTAGTTAACTTTGTTGAAGATGGTTACAGCAGTGGTAGCGGAGATGGTGTAGCAGGTACAGTCGCAGCTCCAGTAACCACAGCACTTGTAAAAGTTGGTAGTGTTACAAGTTTATTTGGTTTAGTTAACTGATCTATAAAATTCTCAATCGGGATGGGAAACTAGGGCTCTTAGGAGCCCTTTTTTTGTTTACAAAACTTTTATACGTATAGAACTTTTAATGATTATACTATAAATAATTTGAGTTAATAGGAGGACCGAACATATGCCTACTACAGAAGAACGATTAGGTGTTGTGGAGACTAAAGTTGAACACCTAAATGAAAAAGTAGATGATATAAAGCAAAACATAAAGGATGCTAATACCAATATCAAGGAAAATCACGTTATTCTGATGAAGAAACTTGAAGATATGGATAGAAAATATGAGATAAATCGTGACGCCTATTATGAAAAATTGGAAGAGAATAAACAGGATGAGGAAAAGGCACATAAGGCCATGAATCAAAAAATAGATAATCTTGAACAATTTAAAATGAAATGGATTTATATTGTTACAGGAGCAGCTATTATAATAGGATGGGTCAGTGCGCATGGTGATTCCATTTTTAAACTTTTAAAAACATTTTAATCATTAAATAGTGTATGCGATATAGATTGTATACACTTGCAGATATAACAGCCACCGGACAATATCGTCTTGAAGAAGGTAGAGATCGAGCACGTAGTCAACAACAAAACTTTGACACCATATTAAATACAATTGGTTTACGAGCAAACGTATTTTATGAAGATTTACCCTCTGCCCTAATTGGTATACCAACAAGATATGGAATGAAGGGCAATGAATTAAATAACATTTGGAAATTTGATTGGAGTGTGGAGAGTAAGTACAGATTTTTGTATGAAGAAGATGAGGTTGGTCTCCTAAACAAAGATTTTAGTTTAGTGCCATATATAGCAGATCTAACCGAAACCAGTAAATTTAAAACCAATTTATTCATGCCATCCATCAATATCTATTTTGAAATGCTAAGATAAATATGGAATGCAAGAAGATCTTGTTAGCACCGCAATTATCTTTCATAAAAGACTAAATCCTAAAATATGGCGTAAAGGTAAATTAGACCCTATGGTCAGATATAAATTATTAAAAATAGCAAAAAATTTTATTAATTATATCTCCATTAATAATTTAGGATTAAAAGATATAACTTTGAGTGGTAGTAATGCAGGCTATACTTTTAGTAAGGCAAGTGACTTAGATTTACATTTATTGGTGTCTTTTGATCCTAAACGTAAAAATCTTATGCGTCAATTCTTTGATGCCAAAAAGAATCAATTTAACTTTAATTACAACATAACCATTAAAGGCATTAGTGTAGAACTATATGTACAAGATATAGAACAACCCCATACAAGTGCAGGTATCTATAGTGTCCTAGATAATAAATGGTTACAAATTCCAAATAGTCAAAAAGATACTATTAATAGATTAGAAGTAAAAGACAAGTATAAACATTACGTAGGTAAAATCCGTCTATCTTTGCGGAGTGATAATATTGCAAGTATAAAAAAAGTTTTTGATGACATAAAGAATATGCGAAAACACGGCTTAGAAACTGGAGGGGAACTCAGCGTTGAAAATATAACATTTAAAGTGTTACGTGCAAAAGGTCTTATAGAAAAACTTAGGAATCATATAAGTAAATTAGAGGCTGATAGTATGAGCCTGGAGACGCAAGATGAAAATTTATGAAGTAACTGGCAAGATTAGAGAAAATCCTCAACAATCTAGTATGCAACCAGCCAAAGTTGTTAAACAGACTGGTAATGAGTTAATAGTTGCACCACAGTCAAAAGGACAGCCTACAGGCACAGAGATCACAGTGGATCTAAGTAAAAATCCACAGGCTATACAAAAAGACCCACAAGGTAATATTACAGTTAATCCTAATGCACAACCAGGTCCTACAGGACAACTTAGTCTTAAACCTGGACAGGATATTAATCTAGCAGGTGCTCCAGGTGAAATGTTACCTAACCAAAATCAAGATCAAGTTACTCCAGAAAATATGGATGAAATAGATCATTTAGAACAAGAAATGATGTCTGTACAGGACAGTTATTATCCTACAGGCTACAATGACAAATACAGAGAAAAGGCTATGATGCGTAAAGCTTATAAAAATATTACACAAAGTAAAAGTTATATGGAATCAAATGATATTGTAGCCCTAGCCAAGCGAGTAGCTTTTGTTGAACCTCAAGGTAAAACAAACAATTTTAAAGACTTAAATGATCTTAAGAAATTAGCAGGACTATGAAAGTTAGTGAACTTGTGCGGAGTTTTTCAATATGGACTTCAATTGAAGAGCGTACCTTATTGAAGAAACTTACTCGTCCTACAAGGCTAAGCACACTTCCTGAAAGAGAACAACAAGTCGCAGAAAGTTTAATACGTAAAAGTTTATTAATTAAGATAGGCCATTTAGACCCAAAGGTGGTAGCCAATGAGTATTGATCAAGCAGTAATTAAATTTGAAACTTTGTTACGTGATGTTGATAAAATAATACCTGCTGTCTTAAAAGATGGCAGTATAGGATACCACAATTATATTGTAAGGAAAAATGAATCAGGCTTATGGGATCTTATACAAATAGGTAAAAAAATTAAAAATAATATTGCAAGTTTTTACTTAAAATCTAGTGCTTTAATGGCGGCTCAACAACATAGATGCAATAGAATAATGGAATTAAGTAGGACGAAAGATCTAGATCAAAGATATTGGTATAGTTATACGGATAGTATTAATTTTAAAGAAAGGTATAAAAGAGCCAAAGATGAATTCAAGCGTGATGTTTTTTTATGGCGTTATGAACAAGCTAAAGTTAGATCAGAATATTATAAAGAAGAAATAACTGGAGCATTTACTTACCTATTTAGATAAATATTTGATATTTAGGAACTCTGCATGAACATCAAGGACCTTAAAAAACCAATTACGACAAAAACATTAAATGAAAGCCTAGCGAAACATTTTGGCTATAAATTAAATCTTGAAAAATTTACGACTGAGCAATTGATGGACGCACGTAATAAACTCCGTACGGAACAAAGCCAATTTGAATCTACTAATAGTTATGATAGTGTACTAGAAGATCATAAGTATCAAAAGAACAAAATGTTCCTTGATGTTATCAATCAAGAAATTGCAGAGCGTGAAATGGAGAATGAAGAAGAGCCTAAGGCAGATCATAAGAAAAAGAAAAGGAACATTAGAGAATTTTTTAGTGCTTTACGCAGACTACGTAGTTATAAGTTTCCAAAACAATGGGCAGATAATGCACGTCAACGTTTGATATTAGAACGTGATGCAAGTGAAGAAATTATTAATGAACTTATCATTCGTTATGATTTAGATGAAGATAGAGCCAAAAGCGTAATACGAGACTTAAGACTAACAGAAGGCGAAGAAGAAAAGGCAGAGTTGATCATGGCCGCCAAGGATATGACTGACCGTATTACAGGCTGGCTTGAAGACGTAGCTTCAATGAAATCAGAAGCTATGTTAGATTTATTAGACTCTATAAGAGATGAAATGGGTAGTGATATAAGCACGAGTTTTGAACAAACTGTACGTCCTGCTTTGGACGAAATTTATCTTGCATTGGAAAAAAATAGGCAGGCATTATCACAAGCAGTAGGTATATTAACAGGAGTAGTAGCTCCAGGTGGTGCAGATGTTGGGCCACCAGATATGGAAGGGGCCGCTGCTGCTGGCATGGGAGCAGAACTTGGTGGTGAGGAAGGTGCCGCTGGTCGGGCCATGCGGGAGGCTGCTTATAGTCGTAGACTAGCTACTTTACTTGCGTCAAAAAAAAAGTAACTGAAAATCAAGATAAATTGTTTGATCTATTGGTGGCAAAACGTAATGCAGCAGATAGTGCTGACAATCCAGAAGTTATTAATTGGCAGGCGCTGGGAAAACTCACACAAAACGTTCTAGGACAACGCATTGATAGTGCAGACAAATTTGGGCCAAGATTCAACGCCAATCCTGCATTTGATCAAATATGTAGTTATGATCCTAGAGGTGTAAAACTTAAAACACGAGCTAGTGAACAACCTCAACAATCAGGGGGAGATCCCACAAAAGGCAATCTTACAAAAAGTATGGCTAAGAGCGCACTTAACCGAAGACGTTGACTAAATTAATAATAATGTTACAATAAGGTTATTATGTCATTAATCAATCCTAAATATCTTTATAAAAGTTTAAAGCGGGATGAATCAAACGGTAAAAGATTATATGCTTGCCCTGATGGTCACAATGTTCCCAGCGTAACTACCATATTAGATCGTACCAAACCTGAAGAAGCAAAACAAGCACTTAAAGAATGGCGTGATCGTATAGGATATGTACAGGCACAGGCTATTACTACTGAAGCTGCTGCACGTGGTACGAGGATGCATACATACATTGAACGCTATATAAAAGGTGAAGGCCTTAAAGATTCAGTGAGCAATCCATATGCGCAGCAAAGCCTTTTAATGGCTCAAAAAGTAATTAATGAAGGATTTAATAATATAGATGAAATTTGGGGTAACGAAGTGCCAGTATATTATCCTGAACTCTATGCGGGCACCACTGATTGTGTAGGTTTGCATATGGGTGAACAAAGTATATTAGACTTTAAACAGACCAATAAACCAAAAAAAATAGAGTGGATTGATGATTATTATCTGCAGGTTACTGCTTATGCCTTGGCTCATAATGCTGTTTATGGTACAGACATACGTAAAGGTGTCATTATGATGTGCGTTAGACCCCCAGAAATAGCTCCTGGACAGTGGGGCGAACCTGAATATCAAGAGTTTATCTTAGAAAGTAATGATTTTGACCATTGGAGTCATCGTTGGTTTGATAGGCTAGAACAATACTACACCAGCCTATGATAAATACCCTATAAGGGGAAAGTACATGGCCGTAGTGCAAATATCTAAAATTCAAATACGTCGTGATATCAAGGATGCTGAACCAGAAGAAAATCTTCCTATAATACTTTCAGCAGGTGAATTAGCTTGGTGTATTGATACCAATCAATTATACATTGGAACCTATGCTGTCAGTGATCCAGAAAATAGGAGTAACGTGGAAATTCTAACGAAAGAAAGTAATATTTTTAGTATAAGTAGCTATAAATATGGGCCAGTTAATACATTAGATAATAGTAATTACACTAGAACTATTCAACAGCGTTTAGATGATAGAGTAAATGCTAAATCCTTTAATGTTAGAGGAGATGTAATATATAACGACTCTGACGATATTAATAGAGCTATTAGACGTTTATATAAAGAAACGTTACAGGATGGTGGATTTGTAGATAGACGAGCAGTATTAGAATTCAGTCCTGGAGTTTATAAACTTGAAGATCCAATTTACATTTATAGTTATACAAAAATAGTTGGTGCGGGTCCAGGTAGAACTATATTCAAATATTTAGGATCTGGTAGTGCGTTTATTTTTGTTGATGATAATAATAATATTAGTCAAGTTGATTTTTTAAATCAATGTAAAAATGTAAGTTTAAATGATTTTACATTACAAATTGAGAATAGCAATACTACAGGTTTTGACATGTATTGCGTTAGACACAGTGAATTTGTTAATATAGATATAAAGAGCACATGGGATAGGGATATAAATCCTATCATGCGGAATGACAGTGTAGGCATTTTAATGAAAGTCAAAACAGAATTAATTACATGTAAAAATAATAGTTTTAATAATGTTAATATAGAAAAATTCAAATATGGTATAAGCAGCAGAGGAGATATAGTCAATAACATTATTAGAAATAGTAGATTTAAAGGAAATGAAATTGCTGTAAACTTAGGTTATTATAATGTAAACCCAAACGTTATTGCTATTGAAGGTGAAAAGTACGGTCCAAGAAATAATATTATATCAACCTGTACCTTTAATGATATACAAAAACATGCTATTAAAGTATGGCAAGGAACAGGTAATGTTAGCAGTAAAAACAGTTTTAGATCTGTAGGTAATAATTTTGGTGGCAATATTGAAGCAGCATTTGGACAAATAGAATTTGATGAATCAAATAATTTGAGTGTAGATGATCACAGTGATAGGCATGAGGATTTAGGCTTTTTAGGAGTTGATGCGTTAAACATAATACCATATGTTAGTGAAGTTACAGGTTATGGCAGTTACGAAAATAACTTTACTTATAAATTAAATATGGTATATTCTATAAATGATCAGGAACTTTTTAGATTTCCAGTTCCTAAAAGTAGTACACCGCTTGTAGGGCCCACAGTTTGCAATATTGAAATTGAATATCTTTATCGGAGTCTAGCTAATGATATTGAATATAAAAGATTAAGAAAAGGCAAGCTAACTTTATTAGTTGATACTAGGAATTATGCTAGTTCGTTAGCCCCGCTAGAATTTATAGATGAATACGACTATTTAGGACATCCCTTGACCTCAAATGTTCCTGCTCCTCTAGGTGATATAACTGATGAAGACCTATTCTTTGAATTCAAAGCAGTGCTGCATCAACAAAATAATCAATGGCAAGTGAAAGTATCATATAAGTACAATATCTCAGAATCAAGACTTAATTTTCTTCCAAATCTAGAGTTAGGATCGATAACATATACCTATAGAATATTAAGTTAAGGTATTGTTTTCACCACAAAAAAACAGCATAATATAATATGAATAAAATCACAGTGGTAAAAAGAAATGGGGAGAGAGAGCTTTTAGACTTATCAAAGTGGCAAGCCCAAGTTAGTAGAATATGTAATGGTGTTGCAGATGTTAGCCAAAGTATGATAGAAATTAGAAGTAATCCGCATTTTTATGATGGTATAAGAACAAGAGAAATTGATGAAATCACACTACGTGCGATTGTAGATTTAATTGATGTAGAATCAAATCCAGATATTGGACATACAAATTATCAATATGTGGCTGGCCGACAGCGGTATCATATGCTGCGTAAAGACGTATATGGCAGCATGGAAATACCCCATATCTATGAAATAGTTAAACGGAATGTAGCCACTGGGTTATATACCAAGGAACTATTAGAATGGTATTCTGAAGCTGATTGGAATAAAATGAATGATTTTATTGATCATGAAAAAGACTTCCAATATAGCTATGCTGCTATTGAGCAATTTATTGAAAAGTATCTAATCAAAAATCGTAGTACCAAAGAAACATACGAAACTCCTCAGGTGCGTTATATGGTGGCTGCTGCCACTATATTTCATAAGGAAGAGCCTAATGTAGCTCGTATGCGTTATATAAAGGAATATTATAATGCAGCTAGTGATGGGTTATTCACTCTTGCCACTCCTGTGCTCGCTGGGCTTGGCACTCCTACAAAACAATTTAGTAGCTGTGTGCTTATCCGTAGCGATGATGATCTTGATAGTATTTTTGCCAGCGGAGAGATGATGGCTAAATATGCCAGTAAACGTGCTGGGATAGGTTTAGAAATAGGACGCCTCAGACCATTAGGTAGTCCTATTCGTGGTGGCGAAATCATGCATACAGGCATGCTACCATTCCTTAAAAAGTGGTTTGGTGATTTAAGGAGTTGCAGTCAAGGTGGAATACGCAATGCTAGTGCCACTGTGTTTTATCCTATTTGGCATTATCAGTTTGATGATCTTATTGTTCTCAAAAACAATCAAGGAACCGACGAAACCAGGATTCGACATATGGATTATGGGGTTATCCTTTCGGCTTTATTCTGGAGAAGATTCAGAGAACAAAAAAACATAACCTTCTTTGATCCTAACCAGGTGCCAGATCTCTATGAAGCATTTTATAGAGATACTCAGTTATTCGAAGAATTATATATCAAATATGAGAATACACCAGGTCTTCGTAAAAAGACCATGAGTGCCGAGGAAGTATTTAAGGGAGGCATACTTAAGGAAAGAACTGATACAGGACGTATATACCTTGTGTTCATTGATAACGTATTGAATCAAGGCCCATTTGATTCCTTACATCATCCCATATATCAAAGTAATTTATGCTGTGAAATTCTGCTGCCCACACTCCCATTTAAAAGTCTTAATGACCCCAAAGGTAGAATAGCTTTATGCACCTTGGGATCAATTAACTGGGGCAGTTTCCGTAATCCTGAAGACATGCGTCGTGCCTGCCGCATTTTGCAGCGCAGCCTATGTAACATACTTGATTATCAAGACTTTTTAAGTATACAAAGTAAATTAAGTAATGATGAAATACAGCCATTAGGCATTGGGGTCACAAACTTGGCCTACTGGCACGCTAAACGTAGCCTAAAGTACGGTGATAAGGATGCTCTTGCAGAAGTAAAAAGTTGGATGGAACACCAAGCATTCTATCTAACTGAAGCTACAGTTGAACTAGCCAAAGAGCGTGGTGCCTGTAAGGACAGTCATTTAACATATTATGGTAGAGGCATATTTCCTTGGGAACGTAGAGCCAAAGGAGTAAATGAACTAACAAACTTTACTCCAGAACTTGATTGGGAACCATTGCGTGAACAAATGAAACAGCACGGTGTGCGCAATGCTACACTAATGGCCATTGCTCCTGTTGAATCCAGTAGCGTGGTAATTAATAGTACTAATGGTATTGAACTACCAATGAGTCTTATAAGTACAAAAGAAAGTAAAGCAGGATCGTTTACACAGGTCGTCCCAGAGTATCATAAACTTAAAAATAAATATCAATTAATGTGGGAACAAACCGATTGTATAGGATACCTTAAAACAGCAGCAGTATTAGCAGCCTATGTGGATCAGAGTATAAGTACAAATACCTTTTATTCGCCTAGGCATTTTCCTGATCGTAAAGTACCTAGTACGTTGATAGCGAAAAACCTTTTGCAAGCACATATCTGGGGCATCAAGACATTTTATTATAGTTTGATTGATAAACAAGGAGCCAAAGCAGATATAAAATATACTAGTGGTTCCAGCAAAGAAAGTAAAATAAATTACACAGAGATAAAAATGGAGGAGGAATGTGATTCCTGTATATTATGAGCAAACAACAATATGATCTACACACAAAGACAGACTATATAAATAGAAAAATGTTTTTGGATCCGGCTGGCCAGGTGGTTATACAAAGATTTGAAGAAGTCAAGTATAATAAAATAGCCGACTATGAAAAAACAGCTAGAGGTTTTTTTTGGGTTCCGGAGGAAATAACCCTATCTAAAGATGCGCAGGATTTTAAAGATGCAAGCGAAGCAGTCAAACATATTTTTACCAGTAACCTATTAAGACAAACAGCCTTGGATAGCCTACAAGGACGGGCCCCTAGTCAAATATTCACCCCAGTAGTAAGTTTGCCAGAATTAGAAGCATTGGTTTATAATTGGACCTTTTTTGAAACTAACATTCATAGTCGCAGTTACAGTCATATTATTCGTAATATCTACAATGTGCCTAAAGATGTGTTTAATACTATTCATGATACAAAAGAGATTGTGGATATGGCTTCAGGCATTGGCAGATATTATGAACAGTTACACATGATTAACTGTGAAAAAGAACTTGAGGGTTCGGTTAAAGAGCAAGCACACATTAAAGCTATTTGGCTAGCACTGAACGCCAGTTACGCACTAGAAGCCATACGTTTTATGGTAAGTTTTGCAACAAGTCTAGCCATGGTAGAAAATAAAATCTTTATTGGTAATGGTAATATTATCAGTCTTATTCTACAGGACGAATTATTACACAAGGGATGGACAGGTTGGCTGATAAATCAGGTTGTCAAGGAAGACGGCAGATTCGCTCAGGCTAAAGTAGAATGTGAACAAGAAGTTTACGCCATGTATATGGATGTAATCCGTGAAGAAAAAGCCTGGGCCGACTATTTGTTTAAATGTGGTCCTGTAATTGGACTTAATGCAAATATTCTAAAAGACTTTGTTGACTATACTGCAACATCATCATTAAAAGAAATAGGGATAAAGTATTATACTAATATTAAGACTAATCCTATTCCATGGTTTAACAAACACAGCGATACCAGTAAGAAACAAACAGCCTTACAAGAAAATGAATCAACTAATTATGTTATTGGTGTTATGAGCGATACGATAAATTATGATGAACTTCCACAAATTTAGAAAGGAAAACACATGAAAGCCGTTTTATGGAGTAAGTATCACTGTCCCTATTGTGACCAAGCCAAAAGACTTTTACAGAGGGAAGGTATAGACTTTGAGGAACGTAAAATAGGTGATGGATGGACTAAAGAAGAATTGCTTGAAGTAGTTCCTACTGCTAGAACAGTTCCACAAATATTAATAAATGATGAATATATTGGTGGGTATCAAGAATTAGCTTTATATTTCCAAACAAGAGATTACCATGCTATTTGAAAAAACGTTTACACAAAATGAAGTCATAAGCCTAAAGGTTAGTAGTGGAGAAGAAATATTAGGTCGATATGTTCGTGAAGATGATAGATATTTTTATCTAAGCAAACCTAATGTGCTAATGATGAACCCACAGGGTATGGGGATGGTTCCTTACATGTTCACTGTAAATCCAGATGAAGACTATGCTATAACAAAAGCTAGTATCATTACTATATCACGCACAAGTAGCGATGTAGCCAAACAATATCTTAGTAAAACCTCAGGGATAGCTCTAGGATAGAGCATTTTTATATCAAACTGTTCTAAATAAATAGTGTATTAAGCGATTTGGAGCTTGTCTTCAAATGTATCGCTGGAGAACAGAATGACGAGAAGGATTCAACTAAGACGAGACATTCAAGCTAATTGGGAAGAAATAAATCCTATATTAGCACAAGGCGAATTAGGTATAGATCTATCAAATAAAAATTTTAAAATTGGTAACGGTGTAGGACGTTGGGCAGAATTAGATTATGCTCTTTTGCAAGGTAGATTAAGCAGAATAAATTCTAATACTTATATAGAAACTGGTGCACAAGCAAATGATAGAGACAAAATATATTTTGTAAACAATGGCCAAACCACTACTGAGATATCCGCAGAAGAATATACCATTGTTATACAAGCATTGTTTACTGCAGATATACCAAGTACTAATCCTTATAATGGAACTATAGTTGTGCAAGGTGGGATGGGTGTAAGCGGTGATTTAAACATTGGCGGGCAAATAAATGCAGAAGAAATATTTGGTAACAGAATAACTATTATCGATAAAATATTTGGCAATGTAGAAGGTACAGTATATGGCAATCTCATAGGTGATGTTTTTAATAGCACAGGATCTAGAATATTAGATACTGGTGGTTCAGGAGTTCCTGCACTATATATAGGAAATATTAATGGCAATATTAATAGTCCTGGTGGTAGTTTCTTTTCAAACCTTACTACCAATAGTGGATTTATTGATGGAACTATTATTGGATCTAATACACCAACTACTATAAAAGGTACTGTAATAACTGCCACTGATAAATTTGAAGGAACATTACAAGGCAACTTAGTTGGGGATGTATATGCTCAAAACGGCACAACTAAAATAATCGAAAATAGTGCTGATGGTATTGAGGCTACTTTTTATGGCAAGTTAATTGGTAACATAGCTGGTGATTTCAAAGGTGATATCTATGCAAATAATAGTTCAAGAAAGGTATTTGAAAATGGTGCAGGAAATTTACCTACTGATCTAGACTACGCTCCTGCTCAATTTATAGGTAATGTTGCAGGTAATATAACAAGTAATCAAATTAGTACATTTTCAAATATAGAAGTTAACGGTGGTAGATTAGATAATGTCATAATAGGTGATAATCTTCCTGCAAAGATAGTGGGAACGACTATTATTGCAACAGAAGTTTTTATTGGGCAATTTGAGGGTATTATTGTTGGATCGTCAACTGGAGACATATTAGCTTCTAATGGTGTAAAAGTATTAGAAAATGGTACTGATGGAAAAAATGCCTTTTTTATAGGCGTTGTTAAAGCTAAGGATGGAACAACTACTATCTTGGATCCAGGAACAGGTGGACCAACCGATGCTTCTACTTATTTGGCTGCTGAATATTTTGGCAATGTTAGAGGTAATTTAATTGGTAATGTTGACGCAACAACTGTGACAACTGACTCTATTGACATTGACAATATTAATATTAATGGAAACACAATTTCAAGTACCAATGGCGGTATTATCATTAGTACCCATACGTCAACTGATCCTTTAGTTATTAATAGCAAAACCTTACAAGCAACTTATGATTCTACTTTAGGTAAAAGTAACTTTACGTTAGATGGTAAAGTTAGTGTAAGTGGTATTATAGAAGCAAATGGCGGATATTTAAATACTACGAGTGGTATTTTCAAATTATTGGATGATACGGCCACTACAATTAATTTTGCAGGAGCAGCTACAAATCTTGAGATTGGCTCTGCAACTGGTACTACCAAAATTAAAAATGACGTAACCATAGATAAGAATTCTAATATATTAGGTAATTTGACGGTAACACAAAATCTCACGGTTGAAGGATCCCTAACGTATCTAAAGACAACTAATACTGAAATTAAAGCCAATACAATAATATTAAACAAAGGTGAAACAGGATCAGGAGTAACTGCTGGTACAGCTGGAATAGAAATAGATAGAGGTTTAGCTCATAGTTCTTGGATAAAATGGAGTGAACCAACTGATACTTGGGAGTTTGGTATAAACGACTCCTACGCAAACACTAAGATGCTTGATCTAAGTGTTACAGGCAACGTTAGTGTAGTTGGTGATATTGATGCTGCTAACATTACAACTACTGCTAATATTAATGTAGGAGGAGATTTCCAAGTCACAGGTACTAGCCAATTTTCAGGAAATATAACAACAAATGATATTAGTGTAGATAATCTTACTGTAGAAGGCAATGAAACTGTAGAAGGGACACTTGCAGTAACTGGATTGAGTACATTAGCCACTGTAGATATTAATGGTGGCAATATAGATGACACTAAAATAGGTTATACTACACCTAGTACAATAAGAGCCACAGATGTAGAAGTAGAACAATTAGTGGTAAAAAATCAAGGAGAAATTAGGTTTAAAGAAAGCACGGACGCAGGTAACACTTACGTAGGTTTTAAAGCACCTGATTCATTTGTAGAAAGTTATACGTTAACTCTACCTGCTGTTAAAGGTATAGATGGTAATGTACTAGCCTTTAATGCAAATGGAGATAAACTTGAATTTGTCAGTGCAGACTTGTTTGGTGGCGGTCAGGTTGCTGTTAGTGCGGAAAATGGTGATGATGCTAATGATGGTATAAATAGACCAGTTAAAACTATTAAACGTGCTCTACAAATTGCTAGCGGACAAGTTTATGATGCTACAGGCAAAGTAAATGGCAAGAGAATAGTGATTGCAGTTGCTAGTGGTGAATACTATGAGGATAATCCGATTATTATTCCAGATAATGTGAGTGTAGTCGGAGCTGGTCTACGTGCCTGTAATATCAGACCATTAAATAACGGTAAGGATATGCTGCGTGTGCGTAATGGCTGTTATTTTACAGAGATTACTTTTAGGGATGCTCTAAATGTAGATGGCAAACCTGTATTCACTTTTAATTATGCTGTGGCCTTTGATGATGCTACTGACATCTATACATCAAGAACAGGCTACATAAATCTACCTACAATTAAACCAATTATAACCATTAGTCCATATGTACAAAATTGTAGTATTATTAGTTTCTTAGGTGGCAATGGTGTATTAGTAGACGGTAATAAAGTCAAGGTTCCTAACAGACCACAAAACGCTATTGAAGCAGAATTAGTTAATAACACATTACCAGGAATACCACAACAAGGTAAGTCAATGGTTGCCAACGCCTTTACTATGTTGAGTTTTGGTGGTACAGGTTGGCGTGTGATAAATGATGCTTATGCTCAAATAGTAAGTTGTTTCCAAATCTTCTGTTTAAATGGTAGTTACTGTCAAAGTGGTGGATATTTAAGTATAACTAATAGTGCTACAAACTTTGGCCAGTACGCTCTACGTGCTAGTGGATATAGCCCAAATGCTTTTGATTTCAATAGAGGATTTATTACGTCAATTAGTAGCTTTTTAGGTCAAGATGTTATTACAGCGATTGGTTTTAAAGAACTACCAAATCCACATTATGTTACACGTTTTAGAGAACCTTCATATAAACAGGCCTATGATTTAATTAATGCGAATAAAGAAGAATTAGCTGATGACCTTATCAGTTGGATAAATGATCAAATAACTAATGGTACTAGTCCATTTTTTACCCAATTTATATATAATCAAGCTAAATGTTTGCGCGATGCAAAAATAGTACTTGAAGCTGTGGCTTATGATACATTGTCAGGTGGTAATAGCAAATTAATTGAAGCCGCATTATCCTACTCTGAAGCAAACAGTATTACATTGAATTTGCAGAAGGAACAAAATATAGCAGCATTTAATAGACTACGTGATATTACTTTACCTTTAGTAACATCAACAGGACATGCCCCTATTGTAGCGGCCAAATTTAACCTCCTTATCAATGTGCTAGATGATCCAACTACAGCACCACCAATTGTAGAAATTACCAATATAGGTGATATTACTAATAATCATATAATTACTAATCCTAATGATATAGTACCATTTAATGCTGCTAACGTAGATATTATCAATGATACTCTTTTGATTCCAATCCACGGACTAGCTAATATGCAAAAAGTAGTCTATAGTAATAACGGTAACAATGACATTCCTGGTTTGGACAATGAACAGTCCTACTATGTAGAAGTTTTAAATGCGAATACAATTAGATTATTTACAGATGAAAGCAAGAGTAAACGAGCTGATATCTTGAGTGTAGGTATAGGAACACATAGACTAATTAAAAATGTAATAGAATATTTTATTGATGATTTATTAACCTATCACAAAGTATTCCAAAAATTAACATTGCCCTCTGATAGCTACACATTTATTCCTGGAAGATTGATTTCTGCTACGACTCAAACTGGATCGTTAAGCGTAACTAATCTTGCATATGTTTTAAGTTGGGATAAAACTACCAAAGAACTTATCGTTGCTATTGATATAGCTGCTCAAAGTCCTCGCTTCCTACTCACTAGTATTATAACTGGAGATCATAGTGATGATAGCACAGTAATTGGTGGTATTACTCCAATTAATGTAGTCAATATCAGTGATTATTACAGTGCCACATTTAAAGTTGGCAGCACATTTGGCAGTGCCATAATACAGAATAAGTCACAATTAATTACAAAACAGATATGGCTTCACAGACCCAGTATTTGTAATAGCAGCAGTCATACTTGGGAATATGCAGGAAGTGGCATAGATTATAATGCACTACCACAGAATGGTGGTGTTACTAGAGTAGAATATCAACAGGTCAGTGACTTACCAGGTCGTGTATATACTTCAGGCACTAATGAATTAGGTGACTTTCTCGTTGGGGATTTCATTAAAGCAGAAAACAAGACTGGTAATGTAACCTTTACCAACACTGTGAGTATTGGTGAACTGGATGCACTGAAACTGAGTATTAACGACATTATTATTGAAGAATTCAGTATTGATATACAACTTGGCGATAGTGAACCAGGAGGTCCAAAAGATTCAAGGATCAGCACTCAAAAAGCTATTCGTAGCTTTATTCAAAATAAATTAAGTCCATTTTTAGATAGAGAAGTTACTACCAATAACCTTGCAGGTGCTATACCACAATTGAATAGTTTAGGTTTATTAAACGCAGATGTAATACCACCAATTAGAGCCTTTCTTATATGGAAAACTAATGGATATGGTAGTAGACTCGCACTTAAAGACACTGTGCCAAGCAGTAATGTATTACCTGCTGACATTAGCACAGAAAATTATAGCACCATAGATGTTTACTTAAATTCTACCATAACTGCGGATGATCTTACCTTAATTGTACAGGACAACACTAACGCCCGTGGTTATCTTCTAGGTAATGTGATTGAACAAAACGTAATAACAATCGCAAGTATTGATAAAACCTTTGAAATTCTATTTAATAATTTTGATGATTTAATCATAGAGGGGGTGGGAACTTATTCCTTAAATACCACCCCAGGCATACCAACTATTAGTCCTATTTTAGTTAATCAGTCAAGCAACTATGTACTTACTGAAATATTACCAAGTCAAATGCTATTGTTAGATACTACACAGACATATAATTTTGCAGGTATAAATCCAGTAACTGGTGCTATAACTAAGGCACAAGGTTATATTAATAGTGAAGATTATGAACCCACTGGACTAGAACTTGGTGTAATAGTACAGGTTGATAATGTTAATAAAATAAGCGGAACAGGTTATATTGATAACGTTTACAAAAATGTACCTTTACAAAGTTTAACTGGTGCTGGTACTGGTGCAAAGGCTACGCTAACAGTACGTGATAACAAAGTAGATTCAGTAGAAATGACATCTGGAGGTACTGGTTATATACTAGGAGAGGTATTAAGTGCCACTATTCTACTACAGAATGAAGGTGTAGGTGGATTCCAAATACCAGTACTTAAGATAGAAAATAGGCTGCATATTAATAACGTGGGCGGTGTTAAGTTTAGTAATACTCAAGACCCAGATTTAAAAGATTTTATTCAAGATGCAAATGCAACCACAGTGTCAATAAATCAAACAGGGTCAATAGAAATTTCCTTTGATGCTAATGAAGGTGTAAACACAACCCCTGGTGTTGATACTATTACTATACCAAATCATGGATTGATAGATGGTGATCCTGTACTGTATGATCCTATTGGTCAAATTGAGATAGGTGGGAATTTGCAAGGACCACAGGCAGATGAGGTATATTATGTAAAGTATATTGATTCCAATACAATCCAGTTGTATACAAATTATACCTTATTGGCACAGGAGAGAGTAATATTATACCTTTCAGGACAAGGAACTCAAAAGCTAATTGTATCTAATATTGATTTGAAAAGGAATACCATATTCTTAGCAGGACACGGATATTTAAAAGGAACAGCTTTAAAAATTACTGGTACAGCATTGCCTGTAGGGTTTGTATCAGGTCAAGTTTATTATGTTGGATCTGTTACAACAAATAGTTTTACGTTACACGATGATAAAATTGATGCAGATAATAGTTTTGACGGTGTAGTAACGGAAGCTAAGGATATACAAAACAAACCAACAGGCACGATGGTATTAACTAGGCTCAATATTAGAGTTGACGGTGCCATCAACACGAGTTCTAAGGAATATGCTAACTGGAGTGGACTAAGTGCCAACAATATTGCTGCCAATAATATTATTAGTGGTGTAATAAGTCCAAGTAGATTAGGTAGTTTGGCGGCAAACAATACTACGTTTTTAAGAGGCGATAGTGTTTATGCACCTGTGGTACAAAACATTTATAAACCAAATGATAGTGCTATTATACTTTTAGGTAGCTTTAAAACCAATGCAAATAATATAGCTGAATATACCAATGCTGTTAGTGTAGATGTAGATGTAGTTGATGGATCAGAAACTAGAGCCAGTCCAGATGGATTTCAGTGGACTAATTTAGGTGTAGCTAGATTTAATCGTGATCAATTTGCGGTTGGTTCAGGAACAGGTTTAGGGCAAGTTACCATAAAGGATTTAGTTGTTAATGCAGGTCAATTGGATAATAATAATGCCGCCTATTATTTGGAAAGTAGTAATCATACTATACAACCTGTAAACAAAGGTGGAACAAATATATCGACTTATACCGCAGGTGATATGTTGTATGCCTCTACAGATAGTATATTAAACCTACTTCCAATTGCAGATCCTTTTAATGTGCTCCAGGTTAAAGCAGATGGTTCCAAACCAGAATGGTCCAGCACCTTATTATTATCTGGTCTTACTGTTAATGGTGATATTACTGTATCGGGTGCTAAAAGCACATTGAATGCATACGATATCAAAATGGATGATAATAATATTGAATTAGGTAGTGTAGAACCTGTATTCAATAGAGAGGGTGTAATAAACTATACAGGTGGGGGCAGTTTAACCACTGAAGTAACTATTCCTCTATCTAACTTAGGAACCACAGGATTGATACCAGGAATGACTATTACTAAGGTCACTGTGGCTGGTCAACCTGGTTTGTTTGGAAATGATAGCAAGATTTTAAGTGTTGATAGTGCTACACAGTTTACGGTAATAGGTACAACTTTACCAACATCTGGAACTGTGAGATTTAATGCTGGTGGTGCTTCAGATGATACTGCCAATAACGGTGGATTAACCATTAAGAGTTCGGTAAATAAGACACTGACTTGGAGTAAAGTTACAGGTGCATGGACTAGTAGTGAAAATATGGATCTGGCAGCAACAAAAACTTTTATGATTAATAATACTACAGTTTTAAGTGAAAATAAAGTATTAGGAAAGGAACTAAGTAGTCAAGCAGGCAAAATAATGACCAGTGGTAGTACTTGGATACGAACATTCGCCTTTATGGGAGTATAATATGTCAGAACAATTAAAAATATTAGGCCAAGCAGCACCAGCAAATACTAATTTAACAGATATATATACTGTGCCGGCACAGACTATGGCCACCATAAGTACTATCACTGTATGTAACTTATCAGCAAGTTTAACTAACTTTAGAATATCAGTGGCCGCAAATGGTGAATTAGATTCAATTAAGCAATACCTTTTTTACGATCAAGAAATTGATACTAAAACTACATTTGCAGTGACTATAGGTATAACATTAGGTCCTGGAGATAAAATTAGAGCAAAAGCTGCGACTGGCAATACTTTAACATTTAATATATTTGGTATAGAGGTCAGCTAATGGCGCTAGAATTATCAAACCCAACAACAAATTTAACTAAGATTAGAAATACTCTTGTGGATGTAAACACTGGTAATGCCAGTGAAGGTACACAACGTGTAATCTTAGCCACAAATCAACCCACAATTTCTGTTTCATTAACGGGGAGCACTAGCGATGTTAATGTTCAACAAGTCTACATACAAGATTCAGCAGCAGCATCTGGAGCTAGCCTTTTTGTTGCAGGAGCCGTAAGAGAAGATACTTTAGCTGCTGGTTCTCTTGTTTCAGGTGATTATACTTGGTTAAAAACTAACCAACTAGGGAGATTATATACAAGTGCAACAATAGATGCATCAATACCTGCTGGCTCTAATACTATTGGTCAAGTAAATTTAAATGCCGGCTCTAATACTATTGGTAAGATTGATATTAATCAAGTTTATATAGAAGATGCTACTGCCCCAGCTGCTGGTGGTCAATCATTATTTTTAGCGGGAGCAATAAGACAGGATAATATAGCTACAACAACCACTGCTGATGGAAATTACAGTAACCTAAAAGTTAATAGTACAGGAAGGTTGTATACTCTAGCTACCCTTGACGCTGCATTACCTACAGGTACAAATATAATTGGTAAAGTTAATCTTTTACAGGGTACCAGTGGTAACGAAATTAACATAAGAAACAAGGCTGATTCTATTGCAAGTATAACATCTATACAGATAACAGGACCAAGTGGTCAATTTAGTTGTGCACCTACAAATTCAATAATGATAGTTGGGCAATTTATTACCTTATCAGGTACAGTAAATTCAGGTAGCATTTCTGGTTATAATAGTCCTACAACTTACAAAATTAGTGCTACTAATGGTAGTAATACATTTACTTTAATTAATTTAAATAATTCATCTCTCACGACCACCGCTGGGGGGATCACTTCTTTAACCGGTTCAGCTGCATCTCTTGAAACTGCTTTAGTTACAAGTTTGAGAGATAGTTTACCAGAAGGCTACAATGTAATTGGTAAATTAGCACCTAATAGTGGAATTAATATTGGAACAGTTGATGCAAATATTTTAAATGGAGTAACCGTTAGTGGTAATTTAAGCACTATTACTTCAATTACAACCGCTAATCTTGCAGCAGATGATCTACACGATGGCGTAGCAGGAACAACTGTAGTAATGAATGGCGGTTTTGCTAATAGCACAGCACCTACAGCAGTTGCAGACGGAGATGCAGCAAGGCTTTGGACTACTTTAAATGGAGCCTTACATGTGGCTGATGCAGGTGGTAGTTTAACAGTAGATGCACCAGTTACTACGCCTGTACATGTTAGACTTAGTGATGGAACCAGCGTAATAAACACACTTCCAGTAAGTTTAGTTACTGGAACTAATTCTATAGGAAATGTAGGTCTAAATGCTGGAACTAACGCTATTGGAAAACTAGCAGCCAATGACGGTGTAGATATTGGTGATGTATCTATCAAGGATATTAATATTCTATTAAACAATACCACCACAAGTGCGTTAGCAAATGCTCTTGTAATAAAAGCAGGCGCAGGTAATTTATATATGTTAAACGGATATAATAATCATTCAAGCCCTCAGTTTATACAAATACACAATACTAGTAGCGTACCTCTACAAGGTGCGACACCAATATTAACCTTTATTGTACCTCCTAATAGTAATTTTAGTTTTGACTGGGGAGTTTATGGAAGGAGATTTAATACTGGTATTACGGTAACCAATAGTTCCACTTTGAGCTCCTTAACTATAGGCCTACCCAATTGTTGGTTTGACGCTCAGACTTCGTAAAATAGAATTAAAATATGGCTTTATTTATATCTCCCCCATTACAAGGAATCCAAGGTTTACAGGGAATCCAAAGTATACAGGGAATCCAAGGTATTCAAGGGTTCCAAGGTACTCTAGGGTTCCAAGGTATACAGGGAATCCAAAGTATACAGGGAATCCAAGGTACTCAAGGGTTCCAAGGTATTCAAGGAATCCAAGGTACTCAAGGATTCCAAGGTACTCAAGGAACCCAAGGTATTCAAGGGTTCCAAGGTACTCAAGGGTTCCAAGGTATACAGGGAATCCAAGGTACTCAAGGGTTCCAAGGTATTCAAGGAATCCAAGGTACTCAAGGATTCCAAGGTACTCAAGGAACCCAAGGTACTCAAGGGTTCCAAGGTATACAGGGAACAGCTGGACCAAGCACTATAATAAATGCGGCATCTGTAACGACGGGGACATATTATCCGGTATTAGTAGGAGGAGTTGGATCACTTCAAACAGCACGAACTTCAACCAATTTTAGTATCGATACCCAGACTAATGTACTTTCTGTACAGGCTGCTGCTGCTCGATATAGTGACTTGGCAGAAAACTATGTAGCAGATGCAGCCTATCCACCAGGTACTGTACTAATGGTGGGTGGAGATCAAGAAGTTACTCTAGCAGATAACACTGGTCAACGAATAGCAGGAATTGTTAGTACATCACCATCATATTTGATGAATAGTGCGTGTGAAGGTGAACATGTAGTAGCTATAACTCTACAGGGAAGAGTACCAGCCAAAGCCCTTGGGCCTATAAATAAAGGTGATTTTATATATAGCGCAGGTGGAGGATATGTAATGGGTCAACGTGAAAAAAATAACAACTTACACTGTTTAGGTTTGGCCTTAACCAATTTGGATCAAGCTACAGGTGTTGTAGAAGTTATGGTAGGTAAATAATGGCAAATCAATGTAGTCCATTTGGAAATGGTTTTGGTGGAGGAGTAGGTGGTTTCCCAGGAGGAGTGGGTCCTGAAGATGTTCAAGGTCTACAAGGCTTACAGGGTCCTAAAGGAACACAAGGTTTACCTGGACCACCTGGTCCATCTCCAGGCACTACACCTTTAGATCCTTCCTGTAGTCGTGTAGGATCAGCAGCGCAAAGAAGTGTAACAAGCGGTGGATCTGCTAGTGGGGAAGGATCATTTTCTTTTACATTAACTGATATTGAAATTGATTATAGTGCCCATATTGATGAAGTCATATGTGAATTTCATCAACATAATGTTACACATATTGCCATATTAAATGAGTTAAGACGTCTTGCTGATAATAGTGATGTAATGAAAGTACATCAAGGCACAATGGCTGAAATGTTAACAAAGATAGCAGGACATCATGAAAGAATTGATTCTAATACAGATCGTATTAGGGTTGTAGCAGAACATCTGCGTGTGCTTGCAGATACTACAGGTATTACTACTCGTAGTCCATATGACTATTTGTATACATATAGTGTTTTACGAAGTTTAGAAATAGAAAATATAAGTGTAGCAACAGCTATAAATGGACATAATAGTTTACCACCGCAAACTTTAGCAAGCCCAAGTCCTGCTCAAACACCGCAGTCTGCCAGTCCATTAAGATGGGAAGGAACATGGGACGAAAATCATCCTTATAAAACAGATGATATAATATTTCATGGTGATAAACCATGGGTAGCAATAAGACCTAATGTTGGAGCTCTGCCGCCATGTAACCCAGATGGTAATAAGATATGGAAACCTTTAACTGAGGCTATTGTTGTAAAAGCAGAAAAACCTAAAGAAGTTTGGAAGGGTACTTGGAATAAAAATTTAAATTATCCTGCTGGTAGTATTGTAATGTATAAGCCAGGACTTGAAAATGATAGTGTAGATACATTAGCTGATTTAGCTTATTCTGCAGTACAAGGAAAAATATATAAAGCAAGTGAGAATATTGGAGCTTATATACAAACAAGAGTATTACCAAGTGATGGTAGCCAATCTGACGGTCATACTTGTTGGACAGAAATAAGTTATTGTGCTGAACCTGATGAATGCGAAAATATACCACTACTTAATGTTACTATAAAAAGCACCATAGGAGATATAACTTGTACTGAAAATAAATTAGCATTATTAGATAATGATGCTGTAATTACTGTTGAACCAAAAAACAATTGTTTTGACTTGGACGACTTTGTAAAATTGTATCACAGAACTTATATATCTGAGAGTTATAAAGAAAGAGCACAAGCTCTTCTAGAATATTTTATTACCAATAACAAATACACTATTAGTAATCCCTATGATCTTGATGACTTTGTAGATGAATATAGGAATGAAAATACCCCAGAAGTCTATAAAAATATTGCCAAACTTATACTACCATATTACACATCTAATCAGGCCTACACTACAGATAAAAATTATGACATAGATGATTTTGTACAAGAATTTAAAGAATCATATGCACCAGCGATTTATAAAGCAAGAACTTTGGCTATACTTCCGTACTTTACAAGTAATAATGAGTTTTTTATTACTAAGTGCTATAATATGGATGATTTTGTAACTGAATTTAAAGGATCAAAGGATCCAACTCTTTATAAACAAAAAGCTGAATCTTTATTACCTTTATTTAAAAGTAACAATGCTTTTACTGTTGCGATAGAATCAGATTCCGTAGCTATTAATTGGAAGGCAATAGTCATTAATGAGGAACCACCACCACCATTTAGGCCAACTGTACCGATAGATACTATTAAAGTAACAGCCAATAAAAGCAGGATAAAGGAGGGAAATAGTGTAACTTTTACCATCGAAACAACCTTACCAAATGGCACGGAACTATACTGGAAAAATATTGGAACCACTGATACTTTTGATTTGGCTTTTTCTGATAATGAAGAAATTTTTAATAGTCTAACAACACCAGCAAGCCCCTCTGTATATCAATCTAAAAATAGTGTATATGTGGATCTTTTGAACCAAGTTGGTGTATGGGAAAGTGACGTAAATCGCAGTACTTTTGAAAGATCCTATGCTGTAGATTTTCCAGTAACTGGATCATATATGATTTCAGGTGCATGTGATAATAAAGGTTATTTGTATATAGATGATGTGGAAATGGCATTTTTTCCTAGTTTGCAGAATACAATTAATAAAACAATACAAGTAACAGCAGGTATTAGACGGTTAAGAATAGTAGGACATAACGATAACGGTCCTGGATCTTTTGGTTTGATTATTAAAGGTGGTGTTGCTAGTAATTCTGGTTCATTTATTGTGCAAAATGGTGTAGGCACAGTGACATTATTCACAAGGAATGATGGAGTTTCGGAACAAGAAGAAACTATTATTTTAGAAATTAAAAAAGATAGTATTACTGGGACTACTCTTACTACATCCCAAGCTGTTTCAGTAATAGATGCCATACCTACTTGGTCAATTATACCAAATACTACAAGTGTAAATGAAGTTACTTTTAAAAAATTACAGGTACAGTCCAGTAACTTTTATATTGAAAATAATACTGTTCTTTCATTTATAAAAATAGATGATCAAATCTCTATACTGCCTGGCGGCCGTGGTACGACAATGGCTGTGTTTGAGCCTGAAACATTAACCCTTACCTTTAAAAGAACCTTTGATACATGGGGTAATTACAGTGAGGATGATGCTTTAGTAGCAGCCTTAAATGCTGTTTCTGATGGTAAATTATTAGTCTTAATAAGTTGTGATGCACTACGAATCAATGAAGCAATGAGACAAGCTCTAAACACTCATTTTGGTGGTCAAAGTGACTTTGTTTTATTGGGTCAAGATGAAGGGAATAGAGGGAGTCACATATTCGTAGGTTATAGAGGGGGACCATTATTACATGAAATGTTCAGTACTAACCGCGTTCAACCTATAGTATTTTCAATAGATCTCCCTATTGAAAATACTATAGAATATAGTGTAGTAACTACAAATGTACCAAATGGATACACTGCATATTATAATTCAAATAATCCAGACGATATAATACCTTCCAGTGGTAGTTTTGTGATACAAAATGGTGCAGGAAATATTAATCTCAAAGTTAAAGCTGATAATAAAAGAGAAGAAACTGAAAGTCTAGTAGTCAACGTGACAACTGACACTGGATCAATTTTGGCAACAAGTGTTCCTGTTTTTATTAATGATACCGTACCACCACCAAGCCCAAGTTTTACTATAACACCAACAAGTAGCACAATGGCCGAATGGAGTGAAGCAGGATATCAACCAGTCTTAGAACTTAATATTAGAACAACTAATGTAGACAACGGCACCTTGCTCTATTATACATGCGACCCACCAGAACGGAATGATGATTTTAGTTTTGCGTTTCCAGGTAGTGGCTTTGTAGAAATACAAAATAATTCTGGTATTATAAAATTAGGTGCTATCAGCGATAAATTTACCGAGGGTCCTGAAACTTTTAGGATTGAATTAAGAACTGGTAGTAGAACTGGACCAATTGTTGCGACCAGTAGTCTAATTACCATATCAGATACTAGTACGGGCACCGGTGATACCCAAGGATTTTGTTTTTGGCCTTCCAGCAGTCCCAATCCAGTAATGGTTCAGGAACTTAGTCTGTCTACTCCTCAAAACGTTGCTTATAATCCAACATTTGGTCCTACGCAAGGTGTACCAGGTGAATATAGAACGAATACCACAACCCCAGTAATAGGTAATATAACAGGTGGACCACCCAATGCAGTTGTTACTGTAAATAAATATTCAGATGCAAATGGTATGTTTAACAAAGACTATGTAGCTGGAACAAATATATCTTATACGATTACCCTTAGTAACACAGGAACATTTACAGATGAACCTAGAATTTTCCCTGTGGCAGGAAATGTTTTTTACACATTCACTTTTAGAGGCACTCCTATCACTAGAACAAGATATGGATTGTTTAGAAATCCAGACCGTGCTGATTTATCCTACTGGACAAATAAGATTATTAACGAAAATTTAGATCCAACAAGCAGGGAATTTTATACAAGTTTTTTCCGTTATTATGATTCATTAGGCGCTACTAGACATGTAACAAATGACAAAACTTTTGATCCAACATCAGCAAGTGGTTGTGGATTCTATGATGATCCCCCTACAGGGATTCAAACGGTAGCACGTTATGGGCTTTACAGATGGCCAGACCGTAATAGTTTAAAATCTATGGTTAATTTAAGTTTAAGTAATAATTATCAAATTAATAGTCTTGCTTTTAACAATCAATTTTTTACCTTTTGTGATGATACACAAATTACACGACATCTTAATGATACCAAAACTTTTGATGATACCCATGCTGTTAATGCTCCTGAATTTAGAGATCAACCTTTAAATTGGGCTGGCCCTACAAGATATGGTCTATGGCAATATCCTGATCGTGCAAGTTTAAGAGTAAGTGTAAATTATGCTATAGAACAAGATTTAAGCCCAACAAGTATTACCTATAGAACTATATTTTTTACTTACATGACTAGTCTTGGCAGAACACGTCATCTTACACAAGATAAAGCCTTTGATGGTTCCAACACAGGTGGAGGATTTTATGATGCACCAGCAAATTGGCCAGGAGCTGATCGCTGGGCATTATATAGATATCCTGATCACGAAAACCTTGCCTATTGGACAACTTTATCATTAGATCGACAATTAGCGCCATATAGTATAGAATTTAATACCGCGTTTTTCAATGGTTTAAGTTTGGTAGGTGAAAAAAGACATCTTACTGACAATAAAATATTTGATCCTACTACAAATGGTTGTGGCTTTAGAGCTAACCCAACAGATTGGAATCAAGGTGGTTCAGGAAATATAGAGGGTTTAGACTGTACGAAGAAATTTAAAATTTTTAATACTAATAAAGTTAATACATTTAGAATAGTAAATGAAAATTGTACTCCCGTTTACACAACAAAAGGTTTAGCTGCTAATCTTACTTTCTATGCGGAGAAGAAGAAGCCTAATCCTAATTTAACAGAGGTAGAGTTTAAAGGCTGTTGGGAAGATTGTACCATATATAAAACACATGAAATGGTACTGCATAATCAAGTTACCTGGGTAGCGACGAGAGACAATACAGGTAATGAACCTAACAGTAAGAGTAGATATTGGCGAGAAATACTCACAGAACAAGCAGCATTTATTGATAATCCTCCACTATGGAAAGGTGCATGGGTAAACTCAACTACATATCCTCAAAATAGTATCGTTAGCCATGATAATAAATCATACATAGCTAAGAATTATGTGGATATAACCACCACTCCACTGCCCCCTCCACAGGCACCCAAAGATTGGAAAATTGTAGATGATCCAAGTATATATTGTGCAGTACCAGAGAAAGAAAAACCTGATGTACCTAAATCTAAATCTACAAAAGATGTAAAATTCGTTGGCCCATATGTATCAACTTACCCCATCACGACATACGATATTGTTATACATCTTGACCCTGAACCGGACCCAGAACCAGAGGTGTTATTTGTTTCGGATATACCTGAATTTTTTAAACCAATAATTGAAACAATATTAAATCCTACAGATGAGAATGAACCAGTAGCGTATGTTGAAGATGAAGTATATGATCCAGGTACGGTAGTTTATTTCACTCCTATATTTGAAAGCCTACCTGTTCCTCCGCAAGAGTCACTTCAACAAATAAACGTTCCAAGAATTACTGTACCACCTGAACTATATATTGCTTTAAAGCCTAATGGTCCTGGTACTCCCCCACGTAAAGATCCTAATACATGGGCCAAAATTTTACCAAAGTTAGGACCGCCTAGAACTTTATATCCTAAAAATACGGTTGTTCCTATAGGTAAGAGATTGTTTGTTTCATTAGAACCAATGACCGAGGTACCAAAATTTGATCCTAATACCGGAACAAATTTAATACCAGCAGTGGTTGAAATCCCCAACGGAAAAACAGGGAGACCTGGTTGGGCGATATTAGAAGATGGTGGATTAGTAGGTGTTCCAATTCAAAGCAGTTATTTTAGGCCTGTAAAATTTACCTATAGACGTGAATGGGATTGGCGCACTCAATATTATACTAATGAAGTAGTAGTTTTTTGCGGTGTTCTTTATAAAGCCTTAGAGGATAGTTTAGGCGCAGTGCCCCCATACAACTTAGGAAATTTATTGGAAACAAGTACTAAATGGGTTGAGTTATCACTTTTGGATTTAGAATAATGCCGGCTGTGAGTAGAAAAGATGGTACTGATAAAATAGTTACCGGACATCCTTGTACTCCTGTCACAGTGACTCTACAAGGAAGTTCTAATGTATTTGCTAATAATATAGGGGTGGTTCGTTTGACAGATAAATTAAAACCCCATACTTTTGGCCCTACTTATCATAAGGGAAGACCCAACTGTAATGTAGTACATACATTACCCTTAACCAAGGCCAGTCAAACAGTATTTGCGAATAATAGAGGGGTTGGGCGTATAGGGGATAGATATGTTAGGGAAACATTAATTACAGGTAGTCCTAATGTTTTTGCAGGAGGATAAACAAATCTTTGTTAAATACCCTTAACATATAGGATATGAAATGCACGATAAACCAGTAGTAAGTTGTTCAGTTTACACGGGAGTAAAAGAATTATTAGAATTTCGATTACGATATTTACATGACAGATTTGACCAAGTAATAATCGCAGAAGCTGATTTTACATTATCAGGTAACCCAAAGGAATTTACTCTTGAACGTGATCTAGTAGATCTAGGACTTTTAAGAGATAATATAAGAATAGTCCAAGTAAAAAGAAAAGAATTACCTAAGAAGGGTATTACTTCAGACGAACGTAATGATTTTTTGTTTGATTGTATGCGTGCCTTCATTCCAGAAAATAGTATTGTATTTGTAACTTATGAAGATGAAATTCCACACTATCTAACAGTGGACTACTATCGTAGTATAAGTTATCAAAGTTCTATACATAATATTAGGTTACCACTTGCTCATTTAAGTGGTCATAGTGGATTTCAAATGCAGGCTCATGATGGCACAATTGTGCAAAATAGACAAGGATATGTATGCAGAAGCGAACATTTTGAAAAATATAGTCTTAGCGATTTAAGAAGAGAAAAGAGTAGAAGTGGAAATTGGACATGGGTTGATTTTCCTGGCATTTATCTTTATGATGGAGGAGTAGTTCAGGATGCTGGTTGGAAATTTCAAATGATGGGATCACGTGAGTATAAGTGGCGAATGTATGCAGATACAACCTTTTATAGCGAACATAGTAAATTAGGCAGAGAGCAGAGAAAAGAATTAATAAGAGATTTTGTTCCTACAAATCAAGGGCAGGATCCATTAGCTGTCAGAGGTCATCATATTATTCATTATGATATCAGCAGACTTCCTGATATTATACACAATGAAGAACATCTAAAAAACTTTTTTTTACCAATCCTTGAAGGAGAGCCCAAGGCTATCACTTGGAGTTATCCTCAAATGAGTGGTATTACCATGGGCACAAACAAAAAACCCAGACTATGGATAGTAGAAGATTTTTATGATGATCCTGATAGTGTTAGAGAGTTCGCTCTTAATCAAAATTATTTTGATGATCCAGGATTTATTGGCAAACGCACTAGAGAACAATTTTTCTTTCCTGGAATGAAAGAAAAATTTGAACAAATAATGGGTATGCGTATTACCAATTGGGAAGGTCATGGAATGAATGGAAGGTTTCAACACAATGTAGCAGGTGAAGCTATAACATGGCATACTGATTTTCAAAAATTTGCTGGTCTAATATATCTTACTCCAGATGCTCCTTATAGCGCGGGAACAAGAATGGCTGCGTATAAATCCAATAGAGTAAGGCATTGTAGTGATCCACGTATTATGGACTGTTTTAATCAAATTACTTTTTTAGACGGAACTTTATATGAGGACGTTGATGTTGTAGGTAATGTATTCAATAGACTGGTTATTTATGATGGTGGCCTTATTCATGCTGCTAAAGAGTATTTTGGATATAACAAAGAGAATTGTAGATTATGGCATATGTTCTTTTTTGATGCAGAATAATCTTTTTTTTACTAAGGTGTAGAATAGACTAAATTAAGTATAAGGAGATTTTTATGGATCAAAATAGATTTAGTGATTTTAAAAAATTAGTAGATGGTATGGCAAATGACTTTGATAAATTTTATGTTAAAGGTAATGCAGCAGCAGGAACAAGAGTACGCAAACATCTTCAAGAATTAGCTAAACTTTGTAAAGAAGTTAGAAACGATGTTACCGTAGTCAAAAACGCACGTAAAGAAGCATTAGATAAATAATTGTATCAAATTAAAGGGTATAAAATGATTAAAAAAGTTTTTATCGTTATTGTTGCATCCCTGTTAGGTACGTCTGCTCTGGCAGGCCCTCATCATGGGCATAGACATCATGGGCATAGACATCACGGACATGGACATCACAGTGGGTTACATCACGGACATGGACATTTACACAGCCCATCTATACATCATTGGGCTGTTCCTGCTATAATTGGAGGTGCAACTGTATATGCATTGACACGTCCAGATCCAGTAATAGTTCAGCGACCAATAATTGTTCAGCCAACCTTACAACCAGATCAAATTGTTATTGACGGGGTAGTATATACTAGACAGTTAATGATTATAAATGGAACTCAACAAGAGGTCCTAGTGAGACAATAATGGCCTACTCTGCACAAGTTATAGATCACTACGAGAATCCTAGAAATGTTGGTAGTTTTGATAAATCCCTATGCAATATTGGCACTGGTATGGTTGGTGCACCTGCTTGCGGGGATGTTATGAAATTACAAATTAAAGTAGATGAACTTACTGGTATAATTACAGATGCTCGCTTTAAGACGTATGGTTGTGGTAGTGCTATTGCCAGTAGTTCGTTGGTTACAGAGTGGGTTAAAGGTAAAACACTTGATCAAGCCAGTGAAATAAAAAATACTGATATAGCGCATGAATTATCTTTGCCTCCAGTTAAAATCCACTGTTCAATTTTGGCAGAAGATGCTATCAAGGCCGCAATAAAAGATTACCAATTAAAGCACAATCCTGTCAACACAAGTAAGGACTCAGGCGTTAATAATAATGTAGCAGTTTAAAATGCTACTTTTTAAAAGGAAATTTAAATGAAATCAGTTCTAGCAATTATTTTGGCTGCGTTTACAGCCACTGCTTTTGCAGCAGATCATAAGAAAGACGATAAGAAGGCAGCTCCTGCCGCTGCTCCTGCCGCTGCTCCTGCCGCTGCTCCTGCCGCTGCTCCTGCCGCTGCTCCTGCCGCTGCTCCTGCCGCTGCTCCTGTGGTAAAGAAAGACGAAAAAAAAGTAGAAGCAAAGAAGTAATATTTGTCAAACGTTTTGTTCCTACCATAATTAATCGCGATTTAGAAGATGTAATATATATAGTTTTTGATGACAGTATAGCACGTAATTTAAAACGTCTGTGCTTAGTCATTGAAGATGGAATAGCATTGCCATTAAGAGTTAGATTAAAATTATGGTTGGCAAGACAACTGGCACTGTGTAAATTTGATGAAATTTATGCATAAATAAGGACCTTCGGGTCCTTATTTTTTATAATAAATATAATTATGATTGAATTAACAGCACAAGCAGCAGAAAAAGTAAAATTGTATTTAGAACGTAGGGGTAAGGGCATTGGTATTCGTGTAGGAGTAAAAACTACAGGTTGCTCTGGTTTGGCCTATGTATTGGAATATGTAGACAGCATAGAAACAACAATAAATCAATTTGTATATGATAATTATGGCGTAAAGATTTATGTAGATCCTCGTAGTTTGCCTTACTTAAATGGTTTAAAAATGGATTGGATTAGACAAGGAATTAATGAAGGATTTGAATTTATAAATCCAAATGAAAAAGATCGTTGTGGGTGTGGGGAAAGTTTTAGAATATGAAAATGATGGATAAATTTATAGGTCAAAGAAAGTTTGTTGTAACTTTAATAGCCCTTATTGGCAATCAACTTTTAGTGTGGTTTGACAAAATTGATGCAGGTGTATATTCTGTCGTTGCTGTTGCTGTTATTAGTGCCTATATCGTAGGAAATATATACCAAAAATTTAATCAAAAATGAAAAATTGGAACATTTATGATACCAAATTATGGATACATACTTTAGAAAATCGTATTGAAGATATAGATTATTATCTAAAACAAACTGTAGAATTTTGTGAATCAAAGGACATAATTAATAATCAAACAGTGTTTACCCTTAATTTTCTTACAATATTATGGGTATCCTATATGCGGGAAGAACCAATAAGTCGTAGAGAAATTTTTGAAATTCTTTGTATAGAAGATTGGGAAGACTTACCAGATGGGCCTGTTGATTTAGGGCCAACATTGGAAACGTTTGATTTACAAGAATTACTAAATGTTGTAAGTAAACAACTACCTGCAATTTAACCTCTTTAGTTGACATCTTCAGTTAAAATAAATAGACTACTACTTTTGGGACATTTATTGTGTATAGGTATAAACTTTGGGTACGGATAAATGAGTACCAAACAGCGTATACAATTTTATACGCAGATAATGATTATGAAGCTAAAATGCTTGGTGAAGCACAATATGGCGTAGGTAATATTTTGAATTACACAAAGGAAGACTAATGAGTATGCATCTTGAAGGCCCATGGCTTAGCACCACAGGCAAGCGTAAAGGTAAATTTAAATTCCGTAATGCTGATGAAGCCCGTAAGGAGAGGGAGCTCAAAGAGGATTGGCACAAACTCCAAAAGAAATATGGTATAGAACAAGAGCAACGGAAACAACGTTCTGCGTTGGATCGTAGTATATATCAACCTCCAAAACTTTTCTATAGGGGTATGGATGTCCCACGTATTCCAAGTCTTAACAGCGGTATAGATAGTGCTGCGGCTACTAAGGTGCCACCTAAGGTCTATACAGGAACAAAAATAAAAGGCATTGGTACCATGCATAAGAGTAACGCTGTGCCTATCTTCACAGATGATGAAGCTAAGGACATCGCCAATATGCGTAGATAAATTTTGATGAGCAATTTAATTATTGAAATTAGTTGACAACCAGTTTAAATTGTCATATTATTGCAATTGCAGTTGTAGTTTTTTTTAACCCCCCCTACTTAGAGGAATCTATGTTTAAATTTGCAGCAGGAGTAATTTTTGGTATTGTTATTAGTACAATTGGTTTTGGCGGTTTGGCAAATATCGGCGACAAAAGTATTCAAAAAGTACAGGAAGTCGCCAAGGAGGTTGCACAATGAAACGTTTTTTACTTATCCCAGCATTTGCCGTTCTTACTGCCTGTGGTGGAATGGAAAAAGTTCCTGAACGTACTAGTTATGCTCAACCAGATTGGTATGGAAAGTGCGCTCAAGAAGGTCGTGAAGGTTGGTTTTGGATGGCTAAAGATTTTGTCTATGCTTGCGGAGCAGGGGAAAGTCAATTTGCACAAGCCGCAGAAGAACAGATGTATGCCATTGCTCTTAACAACTTTGCCAAACGTATTAATGGACGTGTTAATAGTGAGACCAGTATTGATATGACTGACAAGAAACGTACTTCACGTACTAATATCAGTTATAAAGTCACTGACACTACTGTAGTTGAACATCTCCAAAAGGAGCAAGGTCGTTTTACCATGGGTGGGCGCCATTATACATTTGTACGTCTAAAAATGCGCAAGGAAGTTTTCGATCGTTTAGTTCAGGAAAATCGTGACCAATGAGACCTTTACAATTAGGTCTAGTAGTATTGGGTGCGGTATATTTGGCGGGGTGCGCTAGTACCCCTCCTAAAACTGCCCGGCAGTTCTGCTATACAAGCAAAGATATTACAGTACAAGATGGTGAAAAAGTTAAAAGCCAAACTCAAGTACGTTGTAATGATGATCCAATAGAAACTATACCTATTAAGAAAATGGGTGTAAGTCCAAAATGTTTTGAAAATCCTTATCAACAGCGTTTGCCTAACGGGCGTTTAGTGGAAGGAATTAACTATGTTTGCCAAAAAAGGGATGGTAGTTGGGAAATTATTGACAGCCGCGGCATTAATCGTTAGTACACCAGTTGAGGCACAATTGCGCTGGAGTGAAAGTGCTTATAGTATCATAAACTCATTTAATAAATTCTTTGATAAGTTGAGTGAGGGTGATGTAAGAAAGAATACTCAGGCTATATTAACGGCTGTGACTCACCTTAATAATGGAGAATTTGTACGCTGGTACAGTGATGATAGTTATAATCACGGCCTTGTAGAAATTATTGCTACTAGTAGATTAAGTGGTAAATTATGTCGTAGAGTATACAGCACTGTTTGGACAGAAAAAAGTTCAGAAAATAAGGAATTTTGGGGATGTTTGAATGCTGATGGAAGCTGGAGTTTTTTTTAGGTAGTAAATATATTTAATATATGGAGGATATTGATTAACTAAATATCTTTATGATTCTAGCGTTGTTAACATTTTTTACTGGTATAGCAATATCAACGATTGCTATCTATTATTCTGTATTAGGGCTGGCTAGCATATTTAGTGCTGCTGCTTTTAGTGTTGTTATAATGGGTACAGTACTAGAAGTTGGCAAATTAGTCACAGCATGGTGGCTTAAGGCTAATTGGTATAAAACCCCGTGGACCTTAAAAGGATATCTTACAATAGCTGTAATTACCCTAATGCTAATTACCAGTATGGGAATATTTGGCTATCTAAGTAAGGCTCATAGTGATCAAAATTTAGTTAGTGGTGATATACAGGCTAAATTAATCCTTATTGACGAAAAAATCAAAGTAAGTAGGGAGAATATTGACTCTGCTAGAAATCAATTAAAACAATTGGATGCTGCTGTAGATCAAATTATTAGTCGTACCACAAGTGAACAAGGTGCAGCAAGATCAGACCAAATACGTCGTAGTCAAGCCAAAGAAAGGGCAAGACTGTTTAAAGAAATTGAAACTGAGCAAAGCACTATTCAAAAATTAAATGAAGAAGCTGCTCCAATACGTGCTGAAGTGCGTGCGGTAGAGGCAGAAGTTGGTCCAATCAAATACATAGCAGCTTTGATCTACGGTGACAACCCAGATCAAAATTTACTAGAAAAATCAGTAGTTTGGGTAATATTAACTATTGTTTTTGTTTTTGATCCCTTGGCAGTTTTACTATTATTAGCTAGTCAAATGAGTTTTCAATGGGCGCTCCAAGAGCGTGATGAAAAAAGACTATTGGACAATGGTAAAGAAAAAATGCGCCCTAAGAGCAAAGATGAAGAACCTCCTAAACATGAACAAGATAATGGCCCAGTAACAGAGCAACAGCTTGAACAAATTAAAGAATCTGCTGCTAAACCAGTTGAACCATCTATAGTGAAAAGTTATGTTTACAAGCCAGCTGTATTCTTCAAAAGGCATTCTCAACCTCAAGAGGAAACTGCGCCTGTTGAACAATCTAAGGTAGAAGTAAAACTAGAAGAACCTATTGGCACACAAGATAAGAATAATCAACCAGT